CCGCGCAGGAAGGCACCGGGCAGGACGGCACCGCGCAGGTCGGCACCGCGCAGGTCGGCACCGCGCAGGTCGGCACCGCGCAGGTCGGCACCGCGCAGGTCGGCACCGCGCAGGTCGGCACCGCGCAGGTCGGCACCGCGCAGGTCGGCACCGCTCTTGAGAGCGGCCAGAACGCACAGCTTGAGTGAGCCGAACTCGCCCTTGAACTTGATTGATCCATCCCACCGTGACTTGATTTCAAATTTCATTTGGTCCTATCCTTTCGAGTCTAGTGCGACCAACAAAAGAGCAGCCAGCAGCGGCCATCCTTAATCCGCACTTCATACAGGCTGTTGCCGATGGTTATGTGCATTAGTTCTTTAGTACGTTGCTTTTCCTTCGACCACAAATGTCAGCCCCCACTTCTTACAGAAGATCCTAGCCTTGCTCTCATCAACGATACGACTGTTCGTGATGCGTGCGCTACGGTTGTGCCGAAAGATGTTCCGAGAAAAAGACCAACTGATTTCATAGTCGCCGTCACCAATGTATCGACAATGTTTCATGACCAATCTTATCTACGAAACCTTCCATAGTAGTTCGTCCGGACCTCCACCTCTCGTCACTTGGATTGGCGGAAACTCTCCGTTGAGCCCGACAGAGTATGCTCCTAGTGTCTTGATGAGGTAGATGAACCTATGCATCTCCTTCTTGGACGGAAGCTTCGTCATCCTGCACCAGCCGTCCTCGCGCTTGGTAAACCAGCCTTCCTCGACCAACTCAGAGAGAGCATCCTCCCCGGTCAGGCTCATCGCGGTTCTCATCTCATCACCTTCAAAGTTCAGCACAGATCGGTCCGATCCCGGCAGCGATCGAGGACGGAGTTGTTAGAACGCGGTTGCAGCGGATGCAGTGCCCCTCCTGATGGATCCGGAAGCCCTTCTCGGCCCAAGACGAGAAGGCGCCGTCGAGTGCCAGGGTCCAGAGAAGGTCAGCAAACTGGATCCAGCGGTGGCCGTCGGAGCCGTTGGGGGCGCCGGGCTTGGCCTTTGACGCCCAGACATGGATCCCACGGTCGTCAACAAAGCCGAATCTCGTATAGCAGGACGGATCGTCGTTCTGGGAGCCCGTCAGGAGCGATACGACGCGCTTACCGGGCGCGAACTCGGCGTCCTGATCCTGGGTTTTGATCCAAAAAGTCCGATGTTCACCGGTCACGGTCGACTCGATCGTGTACCGGCCGTTGAAGAGCTTCGCGACAGGTTTCTCCATGACCATCTCCATCGTATCCTCCTTCTTTGAAGTCGTCGTGTACACGATCAGTTCGCCAGCTCAAATGGCCCCTCGCAGAGGCCACAGATGATCGGCCCGGCTTCGAAAAGCTTCGCCGAGCCGCGAATGATCCGGCCGCACTCGCATTCGCCCTTGAGCTGACGGTTCTTCTGGGTCGCCTGAATGACGAGGTGGCCGCCGGGCCACGTCGGCAGGGCGGGGAGGAACTCCGTCTGGATCCGCTTCGCGAGCTCTGGCGAGGCCTTCGTCGCCGTCCAAGGCTTCAGGAGGCCAACCCGGGCCGCAAGCCTGGAGAACTGCTTCCGGTGGCCGCAGCCCATCGGCAGAGCCGCGTGGACCATCTCGTGCAGGAGGGTCTCGACAAGCTCTAGAGGCTCGCGCAGCATCGGCGAGATCAGGATGACCCGGCCGCCCTCGATCGCGCCGTCGGCCGAACCGCCCTTGTAGTGGCACTCGCCGATACGGCGCCGGTTCGCCGACGTGCCGCCTTTCGCCGGGAAGGACCAGGAGAGCGCGACCTGCTCAGGCGCCTCCTTCAGGAGCTTCCTCCGGAGGAGCGCGTATGCCGCCCGGAGCCACGCCTCACGGTTGATCTTGGTCGTCTTCACTGGATCCTCCTAGCAGCACTCGGGACAGACGCACTCGCCACCGTGCCCACGGGAGAGGGCCTGCCCGAAACAGTTGTACGGCTGGCCGCAGCGTCCACACTCGGTATCGTAGTTGTCCAGCTCCACACGGGCCCCACAGAGGCAGCGAATGACCTCGACCTTGCCAGTCTCCTGGTCGCGGACGATTACATTGTCCATATCCGTCTCCTTCTTCGATCTACAAGAGTATATCAGGATACTGTACAGTAGTCAAGAAGGAAATGCACAGAATTAGCAAAGAGTGCAGACGCCGGAGAAGGCCCCCTGGAAGGCCCTGGAACGCGCCAGGGCCCCCCAGCGGGTAGGAAGGGGTGTGGAGCCTGGGTCCTGGGGGAATCAGGCTCCGGACTGCTTAGGAACGAACAGAGGTCCAACCAAAGGTCTCCACTCGCAGGTCGATCGCCTCTCAAGACTCTTGGAAGTGGACGGCGTCGATCGGCAGGCCGCGCAGGGGATCCCGTCGAACCGGGTTCCAAGACCGTTCAGAATTACGACCCGCATAGCCTTGACGTCTTCAGGGCCACCCTCGACGACGGCGTCCAGGAGCGAGACCGAACCGCTCGTCGTGCAGGCCACCGGGATGTCTCCGTAAATAAAAACGACCTTCACAGCTTCGCGAGCTCCTGTCCGGTGACTTTCTTCATGGTCAGCGTTTCCTGGATCGAGACCTCCAGGATCTCGACATTCTCGAACTCCTCGGCGCCGAAGTGCTCCTTGACTCGACGAAGGAGCGCGTCGGGATTCCCGGCCGTGACCGGATTCCCGGCTTCATCGGTCAGCGGATCGTCCGTCGACTCGGTTTTCGTGACGTCGAACTTCTGCGTGCCGGTGCCGATGTAGGCGCCATTGTCATCCTTCAGGAGTTCCTTCCCGTCCGGCCCCACCAGGAGCGGCTTCCCCGACGTGTTCAGGACCGGCGTCCGAAATGTCGACTTCTTTTTCACGACTGCTGTGAACCGTGGCATCTGAGATCTCCTTCTTCTTCTCTACGGCGTTTAACCGGTGCTTGACAGCGATTGCCTCGCCGTTGAACACGGCAATCGGCCTGCGGGCGATGACCATGGTCTCGACGACTTCCGGACCGCGCGACTTCGCCTCCGCCAGCAGCATCGCCCGATTCTTGCTGACGAAGACTCCGCCGTTTCCGTGCTCCTCGACGCGCTTCCAGCCGTCGATCGCGGAGATCCAGACCTCGTACTGCTCGGACTCCTCGGGTTTTCCTTTCTTTCCCATGACCTACTCCACACCAGGACGACGCCGGAGGTTCCCGCCGCGGCCGAAAGGCCCCTGCGTGATAGGACGCTCGGCAGCGCCCGTGCCGTCCTCTGGCTGCTCGACCGGCTCCTCTTGCTGCTCGAGGTTCGGCGGCTGAATCGCCTCCGGATCCGGAGAGAACTCCGTTACCGGAATCCAGACCATTCCCTTCGCATTCTCGGTGTCCCAGGACGAAAACAGGGCCTCGTCGCCATGTTTCCGGTAGGCCAGAATCGAACCGTCCTCTGGTTTCTCCGGATCAGTGATCCGCTGCCCAGGCAGCGCCGTCATCAGGACCGTAAGCCCGCTCTCCATCGTCAAATCCTCCTCAGTCGTGTATACTAAAAGTACAAGAAATCTTCCCTATCTCTCGCGGGGCGCCGGGAACCGTTCACCCGGCGCCCCTAACTTATCCGCAGTCGTGGCTCTTCAAGCACTTCATGCAGAGCGGTGTATCGCAGGAGATGCAGCGTGACGCCGCGTTCTTCCTGCAGCCACAGAGGACGGTCTGAGCGAGCTTGTGCTGCTCTGGCGGCTGCGGCGCCTGCAGTCCGAGCACGTCTCCCATCTGCTTGATTGCGTCCGGGACGTTCAGAGGGCCCGGCGCTTTGATGCTGATATTCCGCTTCCGAGGTTGCTGTCCGGGGATCTGCTCGTCGACGGTCAGGTGGTACTGCGACTGAAGTGTTTGACCCATCATCAGCGGTCGAATCCGCGCCCGAATCGGATCGTCGTGGAGTTGGACGCAGTCGAGGCACATGCAGAGCGGGCAGATCTTCTGTGCGTAGGCGCCGGTCCGTTTATCCTGAACGTAGACCATCTTCTGACCTTCATGGTGGGCGTTCATGCAGACCTGACAGGTCATAACGACCCGCTCGCCGAAGCTGCCACGGCCAAATTCGTTCATCCATTCACCTTCCGTAGGACGATTTCCTTGCCGTTATCCTCAGCAAGGCCGTTCCGAAGGATCCAACCGATGTAGTCGTACGAGGTCGTCCGAGCGACCCCAGCGACCGTCGCGAGCTGTTGGCGCGTCGCCGAGCCGGTCTCGAGCAGATGCTCCAGCATCGTCTTCATGCCGACCTTCGGCGCCTTCTGGAGCCACTTCGAGAATACCCCCGGATTCGACGGTTTGTTTCCCGACGACGTCGAGAGCTGCTCGAACAGGCCGCGGAGCGCGTCGTACTGCGGCCGGAGGGACTCCCGGACGGCGGCGAGGCGGCGCTGGGCGTCCTGGTCGGACCGGCGCATAGTCGCGAGCTGCTCATGTAGATCCTGGAACTTCGACCTCAGATCCTCATTCTCCTTCTGGAGCCGGTCGAACTCGGCGGCACGGACAAGCGAGTGCTTCGACGGATCAGGTTCACGGACAATGCGACCTCGTCGAGGAGTCTCCGGCACGGAGACGACAGTCCGAGAGAGTTCCTTCCGAAGCTTCTCAATGAAATTCGTTGAATCCCCGAGCTGAACCTCGCCGGGCCGGATCTTCAGCCGCTTCATCTCGCGCGGATGGAGCGTATGCCGTTTCCGAAATATGAACTTCTCGAGACGGTCCTCGCCGGGGTTCCAGTACCACGCCTCGCCAGGAGCGAGGGATCCGAGCTCGTCGAAGCACTTCGAGACCTGCTCGTCGATCCCCTTCGACTCGATCCATTCCCGGACGGTCTCTCTATCCTTCCGGTGCGTCATGCCCATGACAATCAGTCCTTCGCACTGCGATAGGACATCCTTGTCGATCGTAGCGGCACGCTGACTTGCGACAACGACGCCGTATCCAAAGTTTCCGCCGACGATCGCGAGCTTCGAGACGGCGGCCTTGCAGACTTCCATCTGCGGGCCCCTGGCCTTCTGAGGGATTAGGACTTGCGCCTCCTCGAAAAATAGGACACGAGGGATCTCAGGTTTCGCCCGCATTAGGCGTCCAGCAAAAGCCGTCATGAAGTGTCGAATCGTCCCAAGCGACTCGAAGGCAATGTCAATCACAGCGCAGATCGGTGTCGCAAGAAGCGCTTCTGCGAGTCTCTCGCCGGAGTCCTTCTCGAACGGGATATCTCCGTATGTCCCGCCGATCACAGCAACATTCAGTTCACTTGGACTGCCGTCCGGCTTGACCCGAAGACCGTACAGATTGTTTGCCGGATCGGTCGCAATCCATGGGCGCCCCGCATACCAGAGCTCCTCCAGGATCACACCTAGGCCGTAGGTCTTACCCTTCTTTGATTGAGCAAGCATCGCGAGCTTGACGTCGCTCAAATCTTCGGGTAGTCCGAACGGCTTTCCGCTCGGAATTAGCGTACCGATGTGCAACATTCCTCTGCTCCTTCTTCTTCTCCCCTGGTCGCGAAAACTACAGTTCCTTCATCAGGTACTCGAAGAGTTTCTGCTTGGTTTCAAAGACGAGCTGCTCGTGGCGCGGCTCGATGTACTGCGGTACAGGCTCGTCGGAGACGACCTGATCGATCTGCCTGGATACTCCAGGGAACATGACCCGAAAGGCCTCCCTGATTTGAGCTCGATCCTCATCGTCCTTCCAGGACTCGCCTGCACCCTTGTCGTTGATCGCCCGAATCACCGCGCCGAAGCCATCGATCATCTTGTCGATAATCTCGTCCGGATCCTGGCCGACAAACGGGCTCGTCTGACGCTCAACGACACGAGGCTTCGGCTGCTCCGGGTTCGTCGTTAGTGTCAGCATGTAGCCATTCTCAAGCTTCTGAATATCGATGACGACGGATGGAGCTTTGCTTGAGAATGCCGGACTTAGGTACGCGCCCATGCCACCTGGGTAATCTCCACGCATAAGTTTCTCCTTCTCCTTCTTCTCGGCAAGCTTAATGACCCTACGAACTTCTTCTTCAGGTGTCATCGGCACAGTAGTTCCATAGTATGCAGAATGCATTCACAATGGTCCAGTCCTTTTAGTCCTCTGTCGAATTAATAAAATCAAAGATGTCGAGGTGACAACGTCGACATCTGAAAAGCCTCCGTATTTTTAACTTCCCATCCTCTTGGTATTCGAGGTTGTAGCGAAACCACTCGTGATCCATAATCCAGCACCAGATCCTCCGAAGAGTCACGTTTACTCTTCCTCTGACGATTCCTTCGACTCCTTCGGCCGAAAGTCGCTGTGTCGCCTCTGACGTCCGTTGTACTTCCGACGCCACTTCTTCGCGTCCATGAACGTGACGACGACACGGTCCTCCGGACTGCAAACAGCGATCATAGCGACCCCGAAGACCTTGATCTCATAAAGGGTTCGACCGAAGTTCGTCTTAACGACCTTCGCTTCGAGGGAGTCCAGCGTCTTTGAGATCTCCGCCTCGGCCTTCATATCCATCAGCAGGCCGATTCTCTTTGCTATCCGAGCCCGCGCGTGCGGAGAGAACCTCCAACCTTTCGCTTTCAAAGTCATCGTGTACACGGTCAGAATGGAATGTCCTCGTCCATCTCCGCCTGAGAGTAGACGAGCTGCTTCCTACCGACCATCCCCCACACTCCGCGACCCTTCCATCGCCTCTCGAAAGCCGGGAAGACGTTCGACGGTATCGAACAGAAGTCGAACGTCCCGATCGGGTTCCAGCAGCCTATTACCTCGACGCCAAGCTTCTCGAGCTCCGCCCGGTCGGACTCCTTCGCGCCGATCCAACCCTTGTAGACTAGGATTTCTTTAGGCATCTGAAAATTTAAGAGTGAACTTCCCAAGTACAATGAACTGATCCAGCACGCCAAACTTTGTCTCTATGGCGTACGCGGCGCCAACAGGAACCGCAGCCGTATCGTTCGGCGGCGTCAGAAAACCGCGGCAGATCACTCGACGGTCTGACGATAGAAAAGCAAGGTCGAATGGCTCCGGCACATTCCGGGAGTGGAAATAACCTCCCACAGGCGGTCCAACGAAGACGTAGATCGTGTCGTCTGGAATCCGCGGTAGACCTTGAAGCCCGAGCGCTTTCTCCTCCGGAGTCAGTAGCACTTTTACATTCATGATAGTTTGTCTCCGCCAAGTTTTCCGAACGCCGTGATCGACAGAAATGATATCACGCCGGAGACTACGCCGATGAAGGCGAGCGCTAACAGGACTGGGGACAACAGGATCATGGTCACTGTGAAACGCACGAAAACCTTCCTACCGATCGCAACTAAGATCGAAATACGACGTAGATAGCCATGCCTTTAAGGAGCATACCATGGTCGGCCGTGGATTTTTAATCATCTCAGCTCTGCTATTTTTCTTCGCAGCGATCGGAGTCACGATGATTCCGCATCCAGAGTCATGGGCATTCGTCGCGCTGGCGCTCGGAATGGTAGCTGGAAACTGGTCTCCATTCTCCTGGCCTAAGAGAGGTCCGTAGGTCATTTCTGCGCTGCCTTACGTACCTGTAAAGCCTGAAACTCGACATCTCCGATATCGGAACGCTTGACCCAGACGAACAGGCGATGGTCTGGATCATAGAGGAGCAGCTCGTCCAGGTTTGCTGGGTACGTGACGCCTTCGGTAATTCCTGATCCGACTACTCGGAAGTGTTCAGCTCTCTCGTACGGACAGCAGCCACCGAGAAGAAGTAGAAGGACTAGTTTCTTCATATTCGCACTCTTTACCTCTTCTGTACTAATCCTACTTTTCGAGAACCGCCAGGATTGCCCCTTCGATCAAGATCACATACTCCTGACCTTCGATCTTCACGTCTCCAATAAACTGCTCCGAGAAAAGGACCGTGTCCCCCTTCTTCACGCGAGGCTCAATCAGACGACCGGACTGAAACGCGCCTGGGCCGACGCCTTCCACGATACCACGATTCACCTTCTCCCGAGCCGCGTCAGGAATCAGAATGCCGCCGGGCGTCTTTTCGTCAGCCTTGAGTCTGCGGACAACAATGTGGTCTGCCGTCGGGTTGATCTTCATAAGTCCTCCTATATTGCCTCGCGCCAAAATAGCGCGTTTAGCACTCAACACCTTTTCTGTGCCAACTACCAAGGAGGGGAGCCCCACCGGAACTCCATCCCCATAAGCATCACCTTCACGACGGACGGGCCCTTCAGGTTGACGAGTGGCATTTCCGCTTCGACGCGGAAGGACTCAGTCGAGTCCAGCTCGAGCGGCTCGCCTTTGTCGGAAACTACGCCCCTGGCATAGTGCGTCCAGATACCCTCCAGGTTGAACCTCTTCAGGCAGTCCCCGACCTGTTCGTTGAAGACGTTCCACTTGTTGACCTCGGTCTCGATCTTGTAAGCCTCGTCGATCGCGTGCATCGCCAGTCCATCGGTAACGTACAGCACCGGAGAGAAGACCGACAGGGGACTCTCCTGCATTGTTACGTTGCCTCCGAAGATGAGCCGTAGCTTCAGATTTTTCAGGATCGTGAGAACATCGCTCTTGTCGTAGACCTGCTCGAGGGAGACGCCCCAGTAGTAGATCCGGAACGCCCTGGGAGTCCCGAGCATCCCGGAGCAGGTCATGTTCGTGTGAACTCCACGCTCCTTCCACTCCCCATCGGGAAAGTGAAGGTTATCGAACAGGTTGACGCTCCCGTCTCCAAGCCCGTGCGACTTCAGTCGAAGCGTGTCGAAGAGGACGTCTTTGTACCACTTCGCGTTGGGATGATAGTCTCTAGGCATTCTTTACCTCTTCTGTGCCTACATCACTCTAGGCGGTTGAAGCATCTGCGTGTGGGCGAATCCGGGATATCTCCCGATTCGGGTCAATGATCTAGCCAGCTCAAACGCCTTTCTCGCTCTCTCGATCGCCGCCAATACTTCATCGCCAGTCGAGCAGATAACGAGCCTTGTCTCTGGAATGTGGGATCCGTCCAGTTCGCTCGCTACCTCTTCTTCGATCCTTCGCTTCAGATCGTCAGAAAGGTCTCCGGTCTCGACCTTCTTAAATCTTCCCTGACCAGGAGCTTGACGACGAAAGTCCTGCTTTACGGGCTCGGTGAATCTGACGGCGAATACACCCGGCTTGTCGGTCGCCAGAATGGTTACGAACTCCAGATCTCTCATTTTATCCTCCATTGGCACTCAATCTGCCTTTTGTGCATGACTACCGTTGGATCTGTGATTGCCGAATACCATCTCGTGCGCCCAGTCGATGAAGAAACCGCCCGCTCTGTACCAACGGCGCTTCGCGTAGTCCAGCCAAGCGCGGTCGATAGCGTCGACCCATTCTTGCCGACCCTCTGAAGTCATGAATCACGACTCCTTCTTGGCATCAGAGCAATAAATACGGATGGAAGGCCCATCAGAACTCCAAGTGCAAGAGCGTCGGGATTGTCCCGTACAGCGCCCTGGAGCCAAGTAAATAGAATCAAGCCGATCCCGATCCGCGCCAGAAGCGCGACGAGACAGCTTAGACCGAGCGGCTCTTCCGTATTCTCTTTCACGTTATAGCTATTTCAGCAATCGCAGCAGTAGCAGCAGCCTTCGCACCGCTCACAATGCTCCTCGGCCATCGCCCCGCACTCAGGACAAAGGAATCGAATAATCATTGTGTTCTACCATGCACTCAATTCGGCTTCTGTGCCAACCCGTGTTTAGCGAGTAAGTGATCCTTAATGACCATAACGTCCAGAAAATTCAACTCCTCACCGAGGAGGCCACGAGCCTCCATCCTTACTAAAATCGCACCGCAGACGGCACATCTGTAGCAGAACACACCGTCAACGAGGTCTTTATTAATGGCTTCCATTTCTACAGTGGCACTCAATAGGTCTAGTGTGCCTATCGCTTTCCGACCTTACTCTTCATGATTGAACCGAGAAGTTTCAGAGTTTCTTCAATTGTTGTTCGAACGGCTTCCTTCGACACGACGCGATCCTCATCGGTATCGTCGCACGTCCTGCTCTCAGTCCAGCTAACGATGAATCCACCATCTGCTGGTGAGACTCGAATCATGTTTGCAATGCGCAATGGATTTCTCCTAATGAAAAAAGTTCGCCTTCTCAAAATCACAGCTATCTCAACCACTGTCGAATTCCTAGATCTCGTTCCCACTCTACGGTCCACCTACCAAGCCTATCTGCCTCCGTTACAAGCAACTTCACGACTCGCTCAAGTTCAACCGCCATTGCATCGGCAGCTACCTGGGCAACTTTCGCACCCTTACCGTCACCACGCTTCTTACATCTGTTCGCGTCGTACTGAGCATTATTCCACTCGTTTTCAAGAGACAGGAATAGACGCTCCAGAGATTCAAGGGAAACTTTCGGAGGGTTACTTAGACTTTTGGAGAGCCCCCTTCTAATCTCTGCGTATGTCCAAACGAGAGCCTTTGCGATGGCTGCGTATGATTTTCTGGTGGCGTCGGCTATTTCAGGATACCGCGCAGACAAAAGCAGTCGATCTGCTGCATTGGAGAGCATTCTTGAGTAATGCCGGACATCGGAGTACAGGGATTTAGAGGTTCTCATAAAATTCTCAGAATCCTTCGAGCTGCGGCGAGTCCCATTGACGTGCTGAACTGTCTAAGGTGCAGTACGAGAGATAGGACGTCGCCGCAGTTCGTAAGACTCATATCGCACAGCACCTTAGACAGCATTCAGTATAAGCACTGAACGTACCTCTGTCAAGCTGTTCTGCACTCAACAATGCTTCTGTGCTTACAGCCCGTCGTCCCAGACGCCACCCCACCGATCGCGACGATGACGTAGTTGAGCCTTGGTTATGCCTCTCCCTTTCTCGAGGAGCGTAACAGTTCCATGGGCCGGGATGCGAACGACCGCTGACGGCCATCCGGCCGTGAAGATCTCAAGACCGTCATCCATCGTCCGAACACCAAGCGCCAGGAGATCGATCGTCGACCCAATCGGACTCGTCTGCCGGAAGCTGTCACCGGCCTGGATTCTGTTTGGATGGTAATCCATCGGCAGGTAGCACTCGCAGCTATTGATGGCGCATGAGCACTTCGCACGATCCTCGTACTCCCTCTGCGCCTTGATCTGGTCCGACAGGCGTAGGGCGGTCTCCTTACGCTTCGGCTCCTCCTGGAGGACATCCCGAACGAACGTCTCAAGATCTTCGTCGGTGATGAATCTGCTCATATCCCCTCCCTAGCTACTTCCGGATCAGCAGGTAGACGTCCCACTCGGCGCCAGCGCCGCCCTGTTCGCCGCCACAGCACATGGCGTCGGCCGCGATCCCGATGATCTCGCCACCGATCTTTCCGGCCTGGATCAGCGCGTTCGCCTTCGCCTCCTCGGCGCTCGCATGCGAGGTGCCGACCGCGACATCGTAGGTCCAGCGAGGCCACCAGAGCAGTTTCCTGAGCCACCAGAACATAGAGCCTCCTATTTATAAATTACAGCAAAGATTCTTGCAGTCCGGCGGAGAGAATTCTCCGGTCGGCTTTCCGCGCGAAACCTCGACGTCGGTCCAACGATGGAAAACTCGACATTCCGTGATGAGCCAGTGCTTGTGCTTATCGAGACCAATCCTCTTCCCGCACTCTAAGCAGACCGTCGATCCCGGAACACCCTGCTTGAAATAATGCCGTTCGCCTTTCTCAAGATGCTTTCTACATGGGTGACACTGATTCATCGTCTGTGGAACGTGCTCGGCAATGCGACCGGCTGCCTCCTCGCACCATGGGCATAGAAATGTTTCGATAGGACTCCAGGTGTGGTGTTTCCCGACGCACTCCACCATCGCGTAGGTGCCGTTCGTCTCGACGTAAAAGTCCCCGAGCTTGAATCTCATGAAATCGGCTCTAGAAGGGTGATGACGCGGTATTTACCACGCTTCAGGCTCTCATTCCCCATAACCCCACGAAGCTGTATCCAATTGCTACCGAGCCTGAAATCACAGTTGAAGCTATTTGGGCTGTCACTGTACTCTTCGATCGTCCCGACAAGTACATTCGAATACCGATCGAATACCTTCTCTGGAACTTGCTTCGCGAGATTGACAAGTGATTGGATCTCTGACTGGCACTGCGATACTCTAACCTTCGCGTCGTCGGCTGCCTGCCGCGTCGACTTCACGACGGCCTCGAGATCCTTGACGCCCTGGGCGATGATCGCCTCGATGCTCTTCTGAAACACGGTAACCCTCCTTCTTCTTCTCCAAGCACACTTCGAGCTTTCTGTGCAGGCTACTTCTTCTCCATCCAGGCCGACAGCTCTGTCACGCAATCCCCACAAAGGTCCTTCCGTTGGAAGGATACCTCGCCCTCCCGGACGAGCGGCGCCAGGATCGAAGCTCCACGCTTCACGGACGAGTCCAACGGATCTGGCTTCTCAAGGGCCTTGCTCTCGGCGAACTCCTTAAGACATCTGTCACAGTCGTACTTCGTGACCCGGCCGAGCTGCCGACTGCTCATCGGTTCCTCCTCTCGATTCCTCGCCGGACGCGCTTCGCCTCGCGCTCGGCGCCGCGCTCCGTGTAAGGGCCAGTAATCTTTGTCGCCTCGAGATGCTTATCGAGGACAATCACGGAGAAGTAGCGAGGCTCCTTAAAGCGACAGGAACCATGCTTCCGCTCATCGTGCGGACAGACCAGCGGAACGACGACGACCGCGGCCGACTTGATCGCGGCCCGCATAAGCGGATCCCGGCGTTTCGTCTTCTGGAAACAACTACGACATATCGGACCGAGCTTCTCGTTCTCAACGAGCAGAAGACACTCGCAGGAAAAGCAATAGGACTCCTCGACTTTTTTCATCTCCGAAGCTTCTCGAAAGTGTTTACGACCTTCTCTTCCCTTGTATGAACGTAGATCTTCGCCAACTCGATCGAAGACCAACGAAGTTGAGACCTAACGTAGTTAAAGTCAGCTCCAGCAGCGATTAGCCTACTGGCACGGGTATGTCGAAGGATATGGATCAGACCAAATCGGTCTGGCTTTACGATATCTAAAATCCTTTCGAAGATGCTCTGAAGCGTCCTCTTTGGAATCTTAAAAAGTAGATCATTCGGACCAAACTGCTTCACCCATGTACGCAACTCGTTCGTAAAATCGCTCTTATTGTCAAGATCGACTGGTAGAAGAGGGTGCCCTGACTTCTTAAGAGTTGGAATCCAAAGGCTCGAAAATGGACCTTTCTTCCAGTCGACGTATTTCGTACGCATTAGCAATGCTTCGCCACAGCGGCATCCAGTTTCAAGGATAAATCTGATCGTAATTCCAGCCGGATTCTCAATCTTCTTTGTTTCAGCAAGAACCTCCTTGTACTCCTCGTCGCTAAGATATTTAGTTGAGTCGATTACCGCGTTCGACGACGAAAGAGTTGAGCCCTTCGAATACTTCGATCTACAGCAACCTTCTAAGCATGTGATGAACTTGTCACGACGCCCAGCAGACTTCATTATTTTCTGTTTACAGACGTGATTTGGTGATGTGCAGACCTTCGCTCGATCTCCGATATTGTACCGGGCCATGAATGATTTCCCACAAATGAAGCAGGTCGAAGGAATCCGGTACTCTGACTTTTCCTTTTTTTTCATTTTTTGTGCTCTCGAACGTAGAAGCCGTAATCCTGTCGCTTCCCGTCGATGTAGGCAAGCTTTGCACAGGCAAGATTGACACAGTAGTTAAAGGAGACTTGATCTCGCTTCGATCCTGACGAAATCTCATCCCACCAGAGCTCGTTGAAGCGTCGGACCGTATCGTTGTGCCTCCGGATTAGGATATTCGTCTCTCCTAAACCTGCCGCTGCTGGGTATCCGGCCTTTCTTAGTTTTGTCAAATGATTGACCATCACCAACGGATCTTCCTTCCCTGCGAGAACCGCCGCATTGCCGCCGATATAAACGCAGTCGATTGTCTGGTGACGAAAGAGCGCAATGTCGTTGTCCGATGTGTACTTCTCAACGAGCGCGCGCAGATCTACGTCGACAGCGTCGATCGCACCGTCTATCCAAACAACGAGTCGATAGTCTTGTACTGGACTGGCGTGGGACATGACCTTATATAGCCTCGCGTTGCGCGTCAAATCCTTGAGTACAGTCGGAAGGATAACCACCTTCGCCCGGCTCGGCACCCTCTTTGGGTAGGAATCCGTAAGAAAAAATACGTCGATATCTTCCCCGAATTCCGGCTCGACGTACGGATCATAATCTCCAAAAATCCCAGTGTACACGGCAATTTTTTCCATGATTATCGCGGCGGTAAAGGGTTGATCTTCGAAAGAGATTCGTACGACAGCAACTCACCGGCACGTCGACGCGCTTTCAAAAGCACGCCCGGCATATTTGGAACATCCTGATCGAGCGTCAGGATCTCCATGTCAACGAAGATCTCACGGAAATGATCCAGCGTGAATCGCCAGTGGTCCTCCGGATACGGGTGATACGGGAACCCAGGCGAACGGGTTGTGACGATTAGGAGGCCACCAACCTTCACGACGGCCTTCATCTGGTCTGTAGCCCTTTGCCAAGACTTGACGTGTTCAAGCATCTCCGTCGAGATGACAACGTCAAACTTTTCCATCCCAAACTCCTGGACGAGCCAGTCGACGCTCACGACCCGGTCGACGCACGGACCCATCTGAAAGTCGATGCCCATGTACGAGGCTGGTTTCAACGGCTCAAGGACTTCTCGTGGAGTCCCGTTGACGTTGTAGCTGCCGACCTCCAGGACGCTCTTGCCGGAGATCTCGTCAGACTTGATCGAACGCTTCAAAAAGTCGATAACCGACGGATGCATGTTCTTTCCCCTTCTTCAACTGGGATTATACCTTCAAACCCTAAATCTGCACACTATATTTCTACTGTGCAGCTCGAACTAAGACAAGAAGATCTCTCAGGATCACCGACTCCTCGAACTGCTGGCAGTCGATAAGTCTCTGACGGTACTCTTCCGCTTTCTTAACTAAAGCGCCGACCTTGACTTCTGCAACACGTTTATCGGGCTTCTTATTCTTTGCGCATGTCTCGCAGAAGATGTAGACCCGTCCAATTGCCCGAAGATCGTTAAGGAGTTCGACTTCGCACCCCTCGCAGCAGAAGATATTTCGTTCACCGCAGTTTCCACACCTTGAACTTGCAGTTCCTTTTTTGTGGCAGGAAGCCATGACGCATTCAAGCATCGTAAATCACCTGCAAGCGGCTACTACAGTATCGTGAAGTTCGACTAACCCGAGCATCTGCTGGTAACTATGAACCCACTCAACCATCCGACGCATCAGGCCGAAGTCCTCGCCCTTGGCGTACAAGCCAATAATCTTAACACCACGCGCCCAAGCCATCCCGAGCTCTGCCGAGGCATCCTTACCGGACGGACCGATGTACAGCACGCAGTCTGAATTCATAGCGCCGTTCGTGTCGTAGTCGAAAGAGGACTTCCCTCGCTCCGACCAGACCCAATCATCAAACGGCATCGGCTTCCCGTCCTTCGTCGCTTCGTGCCCTTTCTGCTCGCCGTGATTGTTCTCGACGAACGACAATACCTCATGCCCTCGATCGCGAAGCATGGACGTAAGCATCTCGACGGCATGCTGGTGCTTCCAGGATGCTGCGATGTAGATCTTCATTTATCCTCCTTCTTACTAATGCACAGATCCTACCTTCGGTGCCGACGGCTTCTAGAAGCACATAGGATCGTCCAAACGAGAACTCCAATAGCAAACCCGAGCGCTTCTAGAAGGAATATCGGCAGTTCGATCGTCACGGTCAGTCTTCCTTCTTGCCGAAAAGCGCCTTGATCGCCTTGACAGCAATCCCGGCGACGTTTCCCTGATTCTTGTCTGCTCCGTGGTCAGCCGCCTTCTGGATGAGCTCCATGAGGTCGGCCTTCATTTTTTCAGGCGCCGAGCCTCCGTACTTCGTAACGAAGGCGTCGATATGCGTGAACAGCTCCTTAAGCATCTTTTCCCCTTTCAGTTGGTATACGGTTCGCCTTTGAAACGGAGCGACAGGTAAGGACTACTGGAATAAATAAGATCAGTCCGACCGACGCCCCTAGCCACCCCCCTGGCCTCTGATCGGACGCCCAGCAAAAAGCGAACAGAGCGACTGCTGTTATCCACCCGGGGTGGTTCTTTGCTCCATCCAACCATTCTCTCACTGATGTCATTCCTTTCGCTCTCCACTAGAAGCATCTCCGTTGATCGTACCCCCAAACTTCAAGCGAATCGGAGGACCACCATCGAAAAGATAGACCCCATCTTCGGGAACAACGAAAACTTTACATTTTTGATGACACGGACATTCGCACAAAACAAACCCGTCGGGAGCTCCATCTGGAGCATTTTTAGGACTGACAGCCCATCCGTCACAACTTTCATGAAATCCGCACTAGCACTTAAAGGTCATGGCTTTATATATCCGCTGGAAGTATTTGCGCTTTTCGATGCCAGAATAAGCATCAGGTCGCGGTCATAGCTGAGAACCTGCTCGGCCAAGTCCTGGAGTAGGATCAACTCCAGGATCTCGGCATCCGTCATTGGGTCGTTCGTCTCCCACTTCTTGAGGATGAGTTCCTGGCGACGGTCGTTCGCCGCGTCCCACCATTTCAACTTCACCGTTGTCATCTACGCCTCCACCCATTTCCCGTTCTCGCATCTCCGCTTCAGGTGCCCGGCCTCGTCCCGAGGTTCCGTCATCGGCTTCGGGTTCGACTTCCTGCCTTTGGTGGCCCAGAAATAGACATGGATCACATTTCCGATCCACCACTTAACAGGGTTCATGAATGTCATGATTTGGCTCTCGTAATTCTTAGGTCGCCCATCTCGAACTCTGCCGCCTCTAGCGCCTTGTTCAGCGCCTTCAACTCGGCCTCGCCGTAGGCTTCAACCTGCCCCTCGTCGAGAGACTCCGCGAAGTTGAGCGCCGCGATCCAGACCTTTTCGAGTAGCTTCACCTGATCGGATGGATTCATATACGGTTCTCCAGGTAGCTCTTAGAAGAAATCCCTTCCCGCCGTGCAGGAGTACACGTCCCGCACGTCATCCCACTGGGCTTTGAGGAAGTCGTACTCCTCCAGGTCCACCGCCTCCGTTGCAGCATAGTCCAGGGCGATCATCCAGAGGAGCATGTCGTCTTTCGTCATAGCGTTCATTTGTCCAGATCAGGAACTCTACGCCCCCTGAGCGCCAGCATCAGGCGGGCACTACCCCGGTCCCAATTCTTCTGGTCGTGCGGCGACATCTTCTCGTAAGGCACAAGCATCGCCCGCTTCGCCCTCTTGATGCCGCGTTCCAGTCTCTTCTTCTTCCCAGCCTCACTCATTCTGTGCTCCCTTTTGCAATCGTTCCTACTCGCCTTATTCGGAATTACGTACCATCGGAAGATCGTCCAATGGGACTGACTTATGATTCTCCCACTGGATCGAATGCCACACCCCGTCACCATGAAGTATGGCGTAGTGCGGCGGATCATGGGGCCTCGATCCTTGACACCAAACGAACGCCTCTCCACTCCACGTCCCTTCGACCTTGTACACCGAGACGCACCTTTCGTTCAGCACTCAATACCTCCTCCGCGTCATCGGTGCCTCGGCCTTCTTCGTACACACGAAGCAGTATTCAACGGAAATGAACTTCACCATCGTCTCTGTAAAGGTCGGCACCAGAAACCTAAAGCCCGTAATTCCCTTCGCCTTCAGGCCGTAGTCGCAGGAAGAGTTAATGGTCGCTATCGCTTTCAACTCTACTCCGCAGCCATCGCACTTCGTAATCTGCATCTTTACCTCTTCTGTGCCAACCCGTTCACGAAAGGAAGCGCCTTCTTCACGCACTCGAGATGCAGGCCGTTGTAGTCGCATACCTCGGGTGCATTTTGAGGAAGGATACGCATTGAAATGGCGGGTTCGATTCCCATCTCCATCGCAACCCAGCCAGAGCTGTCGTGGTAGACCCTGTAAGCCGTAGCCTTGACCGATTTCCCACAGTAGGCGCAACGCCATTGAGGGCATTCTCTGAGCGACTGAGCTGAGGCAACCGCTCTTTTAAGATCCGCTTCCGAAGGCTCCGCATGACAGCCATCGTGACTGCATTTTGAGACTTCGACCTGAACTCCGTTTATGATCATATTTCCTCCTACAGAGCCTTCTTCTTCCTGTCGTACTCTGGAACAAAGTCGTTCACGAGATCGTGCTGTAGCTTTTGGTCGTACTCAGGCGTCTTCGACGGCTTTGTGAAAGCTCCGCGCCACTCCTCGTCGACATATCCGAGAAAGGTGTGCGCTTCCGCTAGGAGGTACTCGAAGTTATTCTCGAGCTTCTTCTTCCGATTCGGATCCGTCTCCTCCCACCACGCCTGCCACGTCTTCTCCAGGGTATTGACCACGCGCCGTAGATTGCTAATTGGCATTCCCATTCCCACAGATACCTCCACATCATTGCTAAGGTTCCTACTCACGAATCTTTAAGAGGAGCCCGTCAACGGGGGAACCCGCCGGGCTCCAAAGGAAGTTGGATATCAATATAAGCACTCATCTTTACTTCTATGCAAACCTAGACTCAAGACTCTCCCCTCATCGTCTCTTCGTTCAGCTTCTTGACACTGATCTCTCCGCGCGCGAGCTGGCCGAGAAGATCTCCGCCATGCCGTACACCGTCGTCACGCTGACTCCTCAAGGCCGCCCGCACCGCTAAGTCTAGGCGATCGATCACCTTCCCGGTCGCTGCCGGACCCTTATAGACCAGCGCCTTTTCGTAGAACGTGGTGTAGTAGGTTCGCCCACGGGTCTCCGTAGGAAGCGGAGAAACGTCTTTAGCGTAGGCGTCCCGATGAGACTTCGACGGAGTCAAAACTCGTCTAGTCAATGCCTGAAACGCCTCAACCATCTCCTTCCTAATCTCGTCATCACGAACGAAGAAGTGGGGCCAGTCTGGAACGAGCCGGAATAGAGCCTCTTCTTTACTCTCCTCTTTGTGGTCTGCGTCCATCTTGACGGCCCTGCCGAGCGAGAGAAGTTTCGCGCATTCGTCGCAAAGACGATCAGCATAGCGCCAACCCTTCTTTCCGCAACCGTGGCAGGGCTTATAAGTTCCGCCGCTCATAAAGTCTCCGTGTACACGATCACTTCGCCTTGGAATGCTCACGGACCTTGACGAGAATCTTCTCGAGGCTCTCTGGCGTCGTCCGAATCATTGAGTAGTCGAGCCTCGTTTCACCGACCAGCCATACCTTTGGTTGGACCCTGTGCATCCGTTCCTCCTTCTTCTTCGATGCCATGCGCCTTTATAATCGCGCTCTCGACTGCAGGAATAACTGCCGCTGCGAGATCGCGCAGGATCCGCTCCTGAGCTGCGCTCGGACATTGCTCAGCAGCAGCGATCATGCCGTCTTTGAAGGCTGTCGAAACAATCCGAATCGTCGACATCAGCAGCGACTCGACGTCCCTCTCGAAAGACTCGGTCGACTTATCGCCGGTCGCCCGCTTCGCCCATCGGTCAAGGAATTCATCCTTCGTCACGTCGCTACCCCTGTATAATTCATCCGGACACTTGCCCCTACTGGGGCGGGCCGCCGCTGGGGTGTTCCCGGCGACGGCCCGCCCTTCTCTAGCAGCCGGTCGCAGTTCCTTGAGACTTCCGATGTAACTCGAGAGCTGTCCGGAATGACTTCACTTCTGTCTCGTTGCGATTGAGCGACGGGGACTTGAGCACGATCGCCTCAGCAAGGACCAGGAGACGCCCGAACGGCTTCGTAGCGAGCTTAGATTTTTCGTTGGCCTCTTTGATACGGATCTCTGCCAGCTCGACCGCCCGCTCGGACTCACGAGCGACGTCATGCGATCTCCCTGCGCGACGCTCGGACTTGTCGCGAGCGATCTGCATCGTCGTGAGAGTGTTCTGAAGCGTCACGGTCTTCTGTTCAGCGGAAGCCGTCCGGACGAGCAAAAGTTTCTCGTTCTCGGTGAACTTATCGAGCTGGCGCTTGTAGTCGACGAGTGCTCGGTCCTTCTGACCGACTTCCTTCCGGAGACCGTCGACCTGTCCCTGGAGCTCCTTATCGGTCCGGGCCATCTTCAGGCGGACGTTCTCGGCTTCGAGGCGGATCACCTGGGCGTTCTTCTCGCGAACGAGGGACTTCAAACTGAGAACCTCAGACTCGAAATCCGAGCTTCGTTTCGTAAGGTTCACGATCCGAAGCTCCAACGCGATCCGATCATCCGACTCCGTCAGCTCCAGGCCCATTTCTCTGTCTCCTACCATCGAAAATTACTTAGTACGCGATCATCCGAAACACTCGAACGGCGACACCAAGAACAGCACCCAGTAGAATGATCGTTGCGGAAACGATCAGAATACACTCGATCACGTCCCTCGTCTCCTTCCTCATCCTGCACTGAATCGTAGTACTGTGCTTACCTAAGATCGTACTTATCCTGCCACGCAGAGATTCTCTTCTCGTCCCGTACAAGCTCTCCCTGATGGACAGACCAGATTCCTTTTTGATCTACACAGTGCTCGCCCATCGCTTTACAACCTGAAGCGACACAAACCCACCTAGCGTCCTGGATATGGTGCTGATGCCGATAAAGGCACGACTGGGAAGTGCAGTTGGCTCCCCAGCCTATACTGTGGCCGCAGTGGACGATATCCCGAAGTGCTACGTAGTGCTTCTTGTGGCGTCCAAAAGAGCATGGGTTTGAACGGATCACCATCGAAAGAAACATCACTGTGACGACACATATGACCACCACGACCGGGATCATCAAGGCGTATTCGAAATCGGTCATTTGCTATTCTCAAGAGCTAGTTTTACGAGAGTTTCAACGGTGAATTTATCGTCGACAGCCCCGTAGTACAGGTCTTTCGGAATAACCTCCTCGCGGGTCAGACATGAGCTCTCTGTAGTCGAAAACTGCCAGCCAGGGTAGTCCTCGACACCGTAGACCTTGTTGTCGATCCGGCGCCAGTCCCGGCCGAAGAGGGCATCGTGCCGGACCCAGAAGAAGGTCCCGGCCCAGCACCAGCCGCCGCGAAACGGCATGTCCGTCGGAAGGTGCGTCCAACGAAGGCAGCCGACCGTCCCGAAGCGTTCGAGGCGCCGATCGATCACACCAGGGAATAGCAGGTTTGCACGGTACAGAAGCTCCGTCCAGCGCCGGACCGGCTCACGGAAGAAATCGTTCTTCGTAACGCCCTTTGCGTGCGCATAGAAAGTCGCCTCGTCCGACCGCCTGGACTCAAGCATCCCGAGTCCCTCAAGGAAGTACGCAGTCTCGGCGAGTGCAGGATTATTCCGGCGGACCAGGATCTCGGCTTCGAGCGGCGAAAGCTTGTCGCGAAGCTCGGCCTCCGGAGCGGTCCGGTCGTCGAGCGCCAGGATGACAATCCGGCGACCGTTCCAGACGTGCCGGTACTCGCGCAGGCGATCGACGTGCCAGGGCCAAAGCGTCCCACGAATCGGATAGCAGTGGAATAGGAGGTTACGGGTCATCGTCATTGCCAGTTTCCGAGGTCCTTCCGCATCTGCGCCAGCACGTACTCAACCCAGTCGGCGGTTATTTTTTTTTTTTTGAAATACGTCTATTCAACTGTTGCTGAATTCCGGTTGCCCAACGGATGTTGCCGGGTTCGTAGTTCCCGTTATTTTCGATCCTATCGATCGATACTTTAGAGGAAGGCTTCCTTCCGATCTCATTAACTAAGTCGTTAAAGAAATCATAAAAAGACCTCCTCCAGCGAGCACATACAGATATGCCGCGGCCTCCGTAGTTTTTGAAATTTGTGTGGTTTTTATTATGGCACCTCTGAATCATTGCTTCCCAAGTTTGGTACTCAGGTTTGAATTCAGGTTTTCTAGACATTCCGTGAGTTCTATTTAAGAAACGCTCATCTCGAATACATCCGCAAGATCTCGTTGGATGCCCAGACCTTGAAAGTGAACTTCCGTTCACATCAACTATCTTTCCGCAAAGGCATTTACATCTAAATCTTCTATCTCTGTTTCTGCCTTTAACGCCTATAAATTTAAGGACAGTTAATCTCCCAAATTTCTCTCTGACAGAAACGGATGCCGGTCTCATCCTTTAAGTCTCTACTTTACAGAGGTAATCGAAAAAGATGAGACCTTCCAAGCACCGCCAGCAGCGACTACGAACAGGCGTCCGGATATCGAGACCTTAACGGCCGGGTGCAATGACGCCTGCTTCCAGTCAACGTGATTCTTCGAGAAGTCTTTTCCATCCAGCTGCACGATCAGTGCTTCCCGGCGAACCATCAGCTTGACTGTTCTTGGTTTCCCTGACTTGAAGACACACCCATTCGCGTGCTCGCCCTCGCCTCCGCCGACAAGCGCGAGGCAGCTCTTCGTGCCGTCGTAGCAGTCGAAGTGGAAGGCGCAGAGACCGCCAGGAACGACGATGCCGACGTCGAAGTCCTTGTTTCCGGAGTCTCCGCGCTCGACGATGAGCGTCAGATCATACTCCTCAGGAAGAGGGCCGTAGTCAAACATCAGCGGTGCGCGCGTCGGCCAGGAGGCCGTTCCTACGAGGGTTCGTCCGACGAGCTTCCAGCCTTCGGCTTTCTGAACGTCCGCCTTCAAGAGCAGGTCGGTCGTCGCGGTCTGTTTTGTGGGGAAGGATATCGACGCCCCGGTCAGCGGTCCTGCAGCAGGAGCGGCTGGGTCCTCAGACGGTACCGACAAACGCTCGACGTCTGCCTTGCGGACGCTGACGGTCCGACCGTCCTTTGTTTGGATAGAGTAGTTATCTCCGTCATCGGAGAGCGACTTCCAGGCGAGGCGCTTCCCGTCCCGGAGGAGCATCTCGTCGGCGGAACATGGGAGTGCTAACAGGAACGCGATCACAAAGAACCGCATAACGACCTCACTTTCTCTTTAGGACGTCCCAATACGGTGTTTTGCACTTGCCACATCTACGTGGATGAGGGTCTTTGGAATGCCAGACACAGCCCTTCCGTAGACACTTGTGCTCGTACAGCCTGATCGTGATTCTCATCATGCACCGTCAGTGTACACCATCAGTGTACACTTGTCAATGTAAAATCACTGTACACCCATTTTCGAATAGACCGGATGCTTCCGGACATCCGCGCGCTCCTGGTCGGTCATGTCGTGCCACTGCTTCCAGCGACCCTCACGGACCTCGCGCCAGACACCGAATGCGGTGTCGTACTCGACCTTCTGGTCGAGCTCCTTCTTCTCGATCGCCTCAGCGGTCGAGGCGCTTCCGCGATGCCAGATCGGACAAGAGTGGACACGAACTGATCGGAGACAGAACGAATGCAGCGCACGGTGGATCGCATCCGAGTCAGACATGTAGAAGCGCATCCGCTCGTCGACCCCTCGCAACTTGTTCCAATAGTCTCGGCGAATCGCCGCAACGTAAAACTGGAGTTGGTCGGTCGTCAGACGGTCGTCGATCTGACGCTCATCGGAGATCTCACGCATAGCCTGTCGTGACGGCATCGGCTCCGAAGTCGGCGACGACCCGAACGGATCAGGCGTCGCGAAGGCAAGATCCGGATTCCGGTCGATCGCTTCGACGAGACGAAGGTCCCAGTCCGGACAAAGTGCAATGTCTGGGTTCATGATAACAATATAATCACCGCGTCCAGCCGCCGCGAGATCGTTCCAGAGTCTCGAGAGCGTCTTCGAATTACGACTGTTGTCAAAGTAATGGACTGCGGTTTTACAGGCGCTCATATTCGAGATGTCCTGACGGAGTCTTGGTAGGTACATGTCGGATCGGTACCCGACTAGAACAATGTCAACTTTCCTCATAGCTTCCCTCAGTAGATATAAGCGATCACCTGATCTACCCAAATAAGAGCATCTTCCTTCTCCGGATAGAGATTTACAGTCGACTTTACATAGTCGAAATCTCCGCTGTAATGGTTTCCGAAACGACCTACACGTCCAGGCACATTCGGTGCGACCAGCATAGGCGTTCCGACGTTCCCACACAGAATTTCTTTTGATCGCCAGCAGTGTCCGTACGAATGCCTCGGAGAGCAGGCGAGCATCTTAAAGAGATGTGGACGGGTCGGGTTCTCAGAAACGACCTGACGGATACTGTCGATTGCCCCTGGAGAATATGTGTCGTCGTCGTCCATTACGACGACATGGCTACCGAAAGCCTTCTCAAGGCCTACGTTTTTCTGGGCCTGTCCGACCATCTTAGTGACCGGTCCAACTGTGAATTTAGAATCGATCCAACGCCTGTAGAAATCGAGGATCTTCTCTGCTTCCGGAGACGGACCATCACTGATGACGAGCAGCTCATCGACATTCTTACGGAATCCGTTGTCGATGATGCTGCGGATCGTCTGCTGAAGCGTCGGACGTCCGACCGTCGGAACTATGATAGATAGCCTGATTTCGCTCAAGGCTGTACCTCGATCAATCTGTTTGTAATAAGTTCTGCGGTAATATCCCATGTCATCCGACTCATCCGCACCTGTAGTCGTTCCGTTCGCTCACGAACCTCTCGACCTCCGGAGTGGACAGTTCTGATAAGCTCAGCGAGGGCACGCCGGGCTCTGGCACCATAGCGCGGCCAGTCCATGTCGACGTACCACGGAGAAACGGACTCCGCTTCCGGACACTTCGATATACCGTCTTTCTCAAACATCCAGGCATCCTCCCCGAGAACGTCTGGATTCGCACTGTTCCTAGGAACGATGATAGGCTTACCGCAGGCCGCCCCTTCGTGGGATGGGAGCCCCCAGCCTTCACCAAGACTAGCCGATACGATAGCGTCCGACGACGAGTAGATCTCTGCCATCTGCGTATCCGTGAACTTCCCTTCAAGGATCCAGACGCGCGTCTTCAGATTTGCGAGCTTGTCGTGAATCCTAGACGACCAAGATCCAGGAGCGTGCGTCGTTGCGATCACGAAGTCGACGTCGGATTTCTTCGGAAACGCCAGTTCGATCGCCTCCGCGATAAACTCAAAATTCTTCCGGCGGGAAGGTAGTCCGACCGCCAGTGCAATCCAGCCGGACGGGGATCTGTAGTTTCCTCTTTTCGAGGTCGAGACGAGACGGCATTCAGGGAATGCTATTTTCTTCAAAGGTTTGAAAATTGCTGGATTTATTCCGAGCGGAACCACTCTTGTCGGGATCCGGACGCCGGAACCGACAAAGGCGCTCTTCCCCCAGTTCGTACACGTCCATAATTCCGAGTACCGAGAATTGATCTTCTCAACCATATCTCGGTGTACACGATCAGTCTCCATTAGCGTGTAGCAGATCGAGAATCGATCTTTCTGCGGCTCGTGATCTGGCCCAAAAATCCTTAGGATCGGCGCTTTCGGGCCTATCAACGTCGACTGGAATGATTCGACTTTAGTTCTTGTGTACTCGTCAACGAGTATCGCCTCCTTGGAATCTGATTCGATCCGAACAGCCAAACTATTTGCTATCCGGAATAGGATCTCGCGATTAAGGCGACCGTATGATGCCCAGGATAGGAAGTGTCCTGACTGCAGAACCTCAGGAAAATTAGACTTTTTGTAGACATGCTTTAGAGCTGTAGATTCAACCGGCTTAGGTTTAGGAGGTTCATAGGTAACAGCTGGAAGCGACTGAACGCTTCCGAACCGCACGACCGCGTCGGATTCCGGGATGAACGACTCGGCGTGCCAGCGCCATGTCGGCGGCAGGAACAGGAAGGAGGTCTCCCGCGTCTCGGTCAGGGCGATACAGAGATTAACGTCCTCCTTGCCTGGATACGCGGCGTTCCGCTGGACCCAGCGGTCGAGTAGGCGCCGAGCACCCGTCGTCGGCCGGACGAGGATCGTCTCGAGCGAGACTACTCCGATCCCGTCGAACTGCCGAGGGGTCGTCGGCGTCGAGCCGATCCGGTCGACGTAGGCTGCGACGTCGAAGTCCTTCGAGCGCAGCCGCTCCAAGACCGGTGCGGTCCAGACGCGGGCCCCAGGCTGGACGAACAGGAACCCGTCCCGCTCGATCGTGAAGCGGCCGAGTGCGTCCAGGAACGCGTCAGCCGGGGACGGCCCGCGTGCGAGCGCGCAGATCGTGATGCCTTTCACGTGACCGACGAGCGGCGACGGGGCACCCTTGAAGGTGACGACGATCATCTGCTCCCTCGCTTATTCGATTTCGCTTTTGTCTTGTGCTTCCCGTTTCCATTCCTTGACACATCGATATCTGCCGTATCGTAGATCGGCATAGTCGGCTTTAGAATTATTTGTTTTATCTTAACAGGCTCTCTTGAGAGTCGAGCTCCTTCACATTTCGCTTCGTGACTTAAACCACAAGACCCTTCCCAGCCGAAGGATTGGTGAACGAGTTTGAAGCAGTACGGGCAATGTGAGATTGCATATTTCTCACATTCAGTGCAGACCTTCAATTCCGTTGACATCTAACCTCCAATTCGTGTGCAACGACCGACGCAAGGTCCTCGATGGTCTCCGGATGCGACGGGAGCGGAGCATCAAGTTCCAAAAGGATGTGGATTAATTTTCCTTCGACCGGAAAGACGGCGGACTTGTTCCAGTCGAGCGGCCAGCCGGTGAACCGCTCGTTCGTATCAAGGTCCTGAAGACACCAGGAGCAGAGGAAGCAGACCGGCCTTCGAGCCAGCAGCAGCTCCCGAAGCGCCGAGGACATTTCTATTTGTCGAAGGACTTCGCCCATTTCTCCCTCGCTTCCGTCTCACGTGCAATGATCGTATCCTTGAGGCGACGAGCTTCCTCGATCTGAGGTGTCGTTGCCTCGCCATCGACGACCTTTCGAAGGAGCCTCGAGTACCTCGCCCGAATCCGGTCAAGCTCGGTCCAACCGCGATCACCGCGACGTCGCTGCGGCAACGGACCGAATATATCGGATGTCTTTTTACGTCCTGTTTCGCCCATATCACACCTCCTCGTGTACACGATCAGTTCTCATCCCGATCGATACCGTACTGGTCGCACATTTTATGGAGCGTGTCGAGCTGTCGTTGGGTCAACGGTCTCTTGTCGATCTGGAGTTGATCGAGAATGCTCTGAAGGAATCCAGCCTCCCAGGTATTCAGGTCATCCTCCATAACGTCGAGCGCCTTGGCGAGTGCGAGCTGGCGCTCCAACGTTTCGTTGAAAGCTCGGTCAATGTCGCCAAATGGATTCTCAGCGGACACCGAACACCTCCTGGATCTTAACGACGGCGTCGAGAGCCTCCTGGTAGACCGTGGTTCCTTCAAGCGCTTGCAGATCCAGGAGCGTTTGCAAACATGTTCCATTCCGACCAAAGCGGATCGGCGAGCGGGCGCCTGGAACTTCCTTCACGATCGTCAGGCCGGAGGCTGTCAACATCTCCTCGGTCATGCATTCGAGGACAAGAAAAGCCTCGTTTCCGGAGAGTCCGGCCGGATAGATATCGCCGTTGTACTCACGAACTAGCGAGAGCCAGAGTGCCTTCTTCTCACAAAAAAGACTCTTCGGCTCACACGGGCAGACGCCGGACCAGTCCGAGCGACAGCGGATTCCCTGACGCCAGAGGTTACCGAGGACCCCAGCACCCTTCATAAGGCGGGACGGGATCATAGCGCGTTGCTTAGCTGCGATAGTCTCTTGAATCGAGCTCATTTTCGTACCTCAAACGTATCTAACATTCGCATTTTGAGACGGTGAATTTAGTGACGAAAGTGACAGACCAAACCTATTCTGCTCCACAATTACACACACAGAAAAATATTCCTTTATCGCTACTCTACATAATATTTTTCAATACCCTAATTACCAGGGTAGAATAGGTTAGTTCTGTCACTTTAGTCACCAATTGTCACTGAAAACATCATTTTTAGATCAAAATTCAATATCAGCCTGTCGTTGGCTCGGTTGAATCGTTGGCTTACCGAACTGAGCTACCTCGTCAAGGGCGCCGGTCGGCGGGTGTCCATTTGACCACGTAAGACCTCCCCAGCCGCGTGCCTCACCGCGCCGGACCTCTCTAACATTCGCTCCTCGAAGCGTCTTGTTAAACTCGCGCGTTGACATCGGTTTTCTACCACCATCCTCAGACCAGATTTTGTACCGATCGTAGACAAGCGGTCCAGCCAGCCAGCCGTTGGAATCATCACGGCAGCACTCCCGGAGGAAGTCATAAGCTGAGTTGCAGTCGCGTCTGTACTCCTCAAGCGCATTCTTTGAAGACCCAGGTATTGTGAATCGACCGCGAGTCACAAGGCGACTAAGACCATCGACAGCCCGGGACAGGAACGCCGATAGAAGTCCTGATTCTGAAACCAGCTTCTCTGAGTATTTTTTGATCTCGTTTGCGGTGTCACGGATCCGCTGATTGAATTCAACAAAGAGGAACCGGTCGAAATAAGCCGACGACCGATCCGTCGCCCTCGGCATCTGATTCGTTGCGAAGACCATCCGGCAGAACGGCCGGAACCAGAAAGGCGCCTTCCCTTTCTCCTCAGCTTTGATCTGGTTACCGTCGGTGATCTGTTTGAATATTCCAGTGTTCTCAAGCGCCTTCGACTCAAGCTCGTCGTAGCAGTTCGCGAGCTTACCGATCAAAACCGAAGCCAGGAATCGTTCCTCGGTAAGGCTTTGAAGCGAGCAGTACGCTATATTTCTTTCGCCGATAAGGTGTTCGACGAGCTCAAGGAACGTCGATTTTCCGTTGCCACCTTCTCCTACCATAACAAGACATTTCGTCATCGAAGCGTCTGGGATCATCATATGCCCGACGTATTCCTCTATCATGAGGATCGCATCTTCCGGAAGTATTGACTTAAAGAACTTGTCGAGCGTCTCGGACTTCGCGTTTGGATCCCAGGCGACCGGGATTTGGATCGTCGAAATGTATTTTGGGTCGTGCGGGGAAAGCTGTTTTGTTCTCCAGTCGAGCATTCCGTTTTTGACGTTGATTAGAGTTTTTGCATGGAGATCGACTTCGTCGTACGGTCTCTTTGAGAGTTCCGTGATGAGCTCGACGACTTCGGTCAGGTGCTTATCCCGGAGAGACTTGCCCATCGCTTTCACGATCTCGCGACGCGCAAAGTCAGATCCACCGGGCTTGAAGACGCCGTCCTTGTAGAAGGACAGTCGAATACCTTTCCCGTCATCGCCTATCGGTGTTGCCAGGAAGCGCGTTTCGGACATGATATGCGCAGCCAGGAGCGCTGGAACAAGCTTTCCATTCTCGTCGAACCATGGGGGTCCGTCTGAAGGGCCTCTAAGCTCATCGTCCTTCCGGCGTTCCTTTCGATCATCCTTCTCTTCGGCACGCTTAATCTCTTCACGTGCCCAAATATCCTCGACTATTTTCTCGATCTCGTCGTCCGGGAGCGGTGGACGATTCTTCTTGTTCCAGTCTGTTATTGCGTAGAGAGCGAGTTTTCTTGTTTTAAGTTTTGCGCAGTAGTGTCCAGCCATTGCAACGGCCGATAGATGTCGTCCGCCGTAAGGTCCGCCGGATTCATCGACACCATCTTTAATCTGCTCGATTTTAGGGTCACGGGACGTCGTTGATATTTTTGCGCGGTCCTTCTCTTCCTGCTCGATCTCGAGGTCATCGACTGATTTCTTTAGGTCCGTGATTGAGAAGTCCTTGAAAACCTCTATCGGGTAACGGTTCCAGGTCGCATCGACGATCTGGCACCATTTCGGATCTTTAGGATTCTTCAGGTTCATGAAACCCGGCATCCGAAGGATTCTGCGCGGGTCATGAATTGAATCAGAGATCTTAAAGTAGTCCATGATTCCTGCGCAGACTGGACGCGCTAGTTCTTTCGGATATGGCTTATCGAAGAGCCAGTAGGCGTGCATGCCGCGTCCGGACTCGAGGACGATTGATGGTTGAAGGTCTCTTGCTTTAAAGTCTGCGACCACTCCATCGAACTGCGCCCGCACGGCCTGCTCGTTTCCATGGAAATCAACATCGACCCAGGCGGCAACGTAGTGTGAAACATCGGCGTTCGTTCCGTGCTTCTTCGGTTTCCGGAATCGTGGATTGATGCAATGATGAATATTTTCGACTTGAGTCCGGTTCATGTGATCGAGTTGTCGTTCGATCGTCGGCCAGTCGGAGAGGACTTGGGCGACCGTGTAGAACATTGCCCGCATCCGCTTAGCGTCGGGGTTCTCCTGCGTCGGTCGGTACTGGAGCAGATTGAACTCGACGAACCAGTCGCTCGGGGCGGACCCCCAGAGCTCCCGTATGAACTGCGTCGGAGTTACCTTCTCCGACGGTTGATCGATCATCGGACCCCTCTACTCGCGTTCCCCGAACCCGCCATGTCTCTTCCTATCGCTGCCCTGGGAGCTTCGGAGGAACCTCCCAGGACAGCAGAGGAAGAGGACGGAGAGGTGGTCACGGCTCTCCGCCCCTGGAGGAACGCTAGAAGTCTGCCGGGCCCTTACCGGCGGCCTGCGTGGACTTCTTCGAAGATTCAGCGGCGGGTTTTCCAGGCGCCGCAGTGAGCTTCTTCTGGTCTGGCTTCGCATCGCCTTTCGCCGCGCTCGCCTTTTCGTTCTTCGGTGGAGTCCAGGGGTTGATGTAGGCGATCCGGCTACGGATTCTACCGGATTTTTCAGGGTACTCCTCGTCGTAGACGACACCTTCGAAGGTCCTACCGGCCCATGGGATTGAGACGACCTCTCCCATATGGGTCAGGTCTCGTTCGAGGATTACTGAGAGGTCCCGTAGAATGTAAGGCAGGTTCTTTTTTGTGACCCAGAAGACATGTTCGAGAACTTGCCCCTTTGTGGTGTACGGCTCTTCGGTTTTTTCGTTCTTGACGGATTCGGGCTCAAGGACCTCGCAGAAGAGCTTAAAACCCTTCGTGCCGGACGGCGTCACGAAGATTTCGTGATCTGCGAGGACCTGTTCGGAGCTGTCGCGCTGCGTGATTTCCTGGGCGGTCAAGACGAACTTGTACGTATTTGGAGGGATACGCCCAGGAGTCGCTGCGGGACCTGCTTTCTCTGTTTTTTTGAAGTCCTCTTCGAACTCTCCGAATGGGTTGCTTGGATCGTGCGTCATACCTTCTCCTTCTTTCTTTGATCCGTACTGTCAACTATCCAGTCTCTCCAGAGCCAGGATACTAATCGTATTCGAGAACCTTCCTCCTAACCTCCTCTTCTGTGTCGCCTGTCGGGTTTTTGATGAAAACAGTTCCGGTAGGATCCCTGGCGACGTAAGCCCTTCCTGCGAGTACATTTCCGAACAGATCGTGCAGGAATTCGATCTGTGGTTTACGTAGATCTTTTGAAGACTCAACCCCGTAGGCAGCTCGGATCAAGGACTTGCCGTCGGCGGTCCTAAACGATTCGTGGTTGTGTTGGTTATTAGAACAATTCTGCCTTCGGCACATTTGATTGTCGTCCGGCCAGCTCATATTATTTGCTTTTGTCATGAGAACTTTTATGTCTTCGAGCGTTGCTTCTGGTTGAGATTTATCGATGGGCGGACCACAGAAGAAGCGATTTATGTCTTTGATATTCTCTTCCGGTGTCGCTGGTGGCGGTAGCGGGTTGGATGGAGGGTCGCTTGGGGCATCTGTCGGCGGGGGGTCGTTCTTAATTGTGACTGACTTTTCAGCCTCGGTATGTATGGGCTCAAAGAGCTTACTGAATTCGCCAGCTTCGAACATATCCCGGATACTGAGTTTGTGCGGATTCTTATTTATTTTCCGATTCGCCTTTCTGCATGGACCGCACCTTTTTGGCATCCGATACCCAAGGGTGTCGGCAAACATTTTCTCTCGCGCGGTGATCTTGAATTCCTGTTGGCAGGCTGCGCAGACAGCTTTCTGGTCTTCGTAGACCTTACGTCCGCTCATTTAATCTAACCTTCCTTCTTCTCTTCCTTGGTGTATCGCTTCGTTGTGACAGAATTGGACACACCATCCGGACCGAGTTTTACTTTACACCGATCGCACGGAGCAGTCGTCACGCGGATCTTCGCGGCGTGCTCTCCTGGAGGCAGGCGCCGGTCTGATTCGAGACCGAGCGACCTGCCGCAGTATCCGCAGATGACGACCTTAGGGAGACTCATTGACGTATCTCCTTTGGGGCGCCATTCCGGATTGCCTCATGGAACCAGTCCGGAAGCATCTTCGAGTTCTTCCAGAGGAATGACTCAAAACCCGCGTCCAGCAGATAGGTCGTTGCCCAGTCGTCGCGCGAGCGTACGGAGCGTCCGTAGGACTGCACGATCTTGAGGGCGCAGAGCCATGCGTACCACTGGGAATCCATGTCCATACGCTGTTTGATGACCCTGTCCTTCATATTGGGCCATGGCATTTTTGCGATCACCTGGAAGCGCGAGAGGTCACCTTTCAGGTCGAGACCTTCATGCATGGCGGGCGCGACGATGACGGAGTCTGTCCGGCGGGCGTGCTCGGCCAGCATTTCGTCCTTCGACTCGAAGTGCTCCTGGAACAGAAGCCGGTCGCCGTGCGGAGCAGGGATGTCATTGAAAAGGATCTTTGAGAGCGAGAAGGAGTGGCAGTGGATGATTCCACGCTGCCCGCGGTGCCGTTCCAGGATCTCGATGACTTTTCGGACGAACTTCGGCTCGGTCGGATCCTTCGGGTTCTGCTCGCGCGTGAAGTATTTGAAACCGAAGTTTCCGCAGTAAGACTTGTGGATCAGCCGGTTCTCCACCGGGAAGTCGCATGGCGTCCGGATTAGCTCGACCTCGTCCATCGAGAGTCCGAGGTTCCGGGCCCAGACCTTGACGTCCAGGATCGTTGCCGACATGAAGCAGAGGCGATCGGCGTGACGGAACAGTAGATCCTGTGCGAAGTCCTTTGCGTAGAGTGGGCGGGCGACGATCTTCCGGCGCTCGTCGTCGGTCCTTTTGTCGTTGTACTTTACGACCTCCAGGATCCATTCGGTCTTCTCTAAGAAGGTCATGAAGTTCGAGAGCTTACCGTCCAACTCTCTGAGGGCGTCGATCTCAGCCGCGGACAGGTCCACGTCGTCGGAGTCCATTGAGCTTTCTGCTTCGCCTTCTGCGGCCTTCAGACGCCGCATGATGAGCGCGACGAGGTCGGTTTCTGCGAGCCATTCCAGAAACTCCGCCTTCGTCCTGATCTCACGGGTGATCTGGACACCGACCAGCGAGAGCGCCCACTCCGAGAGCTCCAGCGTCACGAATCCCATCAACTGAGATTCGCAGTTGTGCGCCTCGTCGACGATCATGAGGGCACGTTTCGGGAACCGCGAGATCCGCTTCTGGAAGAGGAAACTTGAGAAGTTGAAGAGCGAGATCGCTGCGTCGTGGCAGCGCTGAAGCTGCGCCCAGTACGGGCAGCGGTGGAAAGTTGCGGGGAGTGCAAGGCCGACCGCGGCTTGCATCGGCGAGATCTGCGCTGCGGAGGCATATTGATTAGCCTCGTCCGTGATGCACTCGCCGAGGATGCCTTTCGACCGGCGGCGGCAGACGCCGTCGCCAGCGTCCTGGCCATCTTCGGCAAGTTCGTGCGTGCAGGAGTAGTTCGACCGGCCCTTCAGCGTCTCGATGTCCGGTGCTGGGTAATCGGTGGCATACTGGTCCTGCAGGATCTTCTGAGAGGTCAGCATGAAGGTCGATTGTCCGTCCGACCGGAGGGCGTTCGCCAGGGTTTTGCAGGCGTCGGTCTTTCCGGCGCCGGTTGGTAGCTCTCCGACCACCACGCGCTTTCCCGCCGCGAAGGCCGCAGCGGCGCGCTCAAGGAAGTAAGTCTGTTGCGGGCGTGGAGTTTTCCCTGGTGTGAAGTGCCCGAGAAGCTGTTCCGCTGTGAATGACCAAGGCTTCACGTTTGAACTGGTTTGCGGTGGCGCGGCAGGCTTTGTGACCACTGACTCCTCCTTCTTCTTTCCGCACCCGCCAGCGGTTCCTCCACCGCTTTCGGGCGTACTACCTAGAGCCTCTGAATCTTCGCGGCGGTCTTGGATCCGTCCGACAACCTCCCGGAACGGAAGGTGTGAACGCCCGAGCCGGGAGCGGACGAACCGTTACCCCGGCCGCGAAGGTTCAGAGACTCTACGACTACTCGGGCGTTCACGAAAGGAGTATAGCACGAGACGGAGCCCTGTCAATGTGAAAAAGAACGAATATTCAGATCGGAAAACGCTTGCCTTATTGGCCGGTGCTCATAATAATAAGCACCATAGATGGGTCGCCCACTTAAAGCAACACTGCCGATCAGTTTGAAGTGTCCTCTCAGCGGTGCGCTGATCGGTTCGAAAGCCTTCGACGAGCACTTTGCGAACGCCTATTCGGCGAAAAGCGGTCAGTCCGTCTACGTCCTCTGCTATCCACACGGCTTCCAGGGATTTATCAATAACCCTACTATCGTGGAGCTCGTCAATGCCGAAGCGGAAAAAGCTCGAGTCCGATCAGCCTCAGCCACTCCTCGACCCCACTGAGGACGCCTCCGTCGAGACGCAGACATTGCCGGAGCCAGACAACGGCCATCCCGAACAGATCGAGACGGTCGAGCCCGTTGAGCCGCCAGCGAAGGTTAAGTACTCGGCGGAAGGATCGCCACGTGCTGTTGCCGCCGCGGCCCGGAAGATTGCGAACGTCCAAGTAGCTCCGCTACCAATTCCATCCGATGATGTCGAACCGCCGGATGAGACCGATAACCTGCTTGCCGACGGTCACAATATGGTGATCGTTCAGCGTCAATTTCCGAAGTCCGTCGACATGGCGGACGGCTCGAAGCGTCGTTGCGCCGTCAAGCTTCCGGACCGCTATCAGTGCCCGACGACGCGCGAGGAGATCGAGAATGATGTCTTCGATCGGCATGGTGGGAAGAAGTACAAGTGTACGATCCACCCGGCAACGACAAACGGTGAGTCGACGATTCTTGGCTTCTTTACGATCGAACATCCGGATCCGGAGGTCGAGCCGTACTTCGACGATGCACCTACCGCCGGGCAACAGGACCCTCGGGATACACGGACGATGGTTCATACAAGCGGTGGCGATCCGACCATGCACGAGACCGATGGACTCGCTAAGCTTCGTGCCGATGCTGAGCGACGTCTAGACCGCGCTCGTGTCCGAAAGGAGATGAAGGAGCTCGAGGCTGAGGCGAAGCGGCTCGAGGCTGAGATCGACGGGGACGGGAAACCGTCCGCTGCTTTACAGCCTACCGTAGAGTCCGACGAAGTGAAGAAGCTTCGTGCGGAACTCGCCGAGAAGGATCGCCTGCTTGCTAAAAAAGAAGTCAATGATCGTTTCGATAAGATTGAGAACGTCTTAGGAACAATCATGACGACGCTCGCGGCTCCAAAGCCCGTCGAGAAGTCCGGAGACAGCGAGTTAATGAAGTTCATCACGAAGAAGATGGAAACAGACTCGACGCAGATCACGGCGCTTATGACTGCGCTCACGGCGAAGGCTCCGGCGCCGGTCCACTCCTCCGGAGACGACCTCGACAAGTTTCTGAGTCGGGCCGAGAAGTTGAAGGCGATTACCAGCAGCACTGATAGCAAAGGAGGTCGACTTTCGGAGATCGAGAATCGTTTGATAGACGTTGCCTGGGAGCGACTGCAGGGCGGCGATGGGGGCGACGAGACCGAGGACGTCGCAAAACTTGCCGTCAAGGAGTTCGCGCCGATCTTGAAGACCTTCGTCGAGCAGAAGATGAAGCAGGAGAGCGGTGCGAGCGGCGGAGCGCCGATCCCTCAGGAACGTCTCCAGCAGATCTACGCCGAGGCAGCTCAAGCCGCCGCAAAGAAAGTCACGGACGACCTTGCAGTCCAGGGTATTCAGCTTGCCCAGGGTGTCGACGGCCGATTGATTGCTATGACGGCGGTGAAGTCAGGACCGACAAAGTCGGTTGTTCCGCCACGACAGCACGCAGGTACAAAGGTCGTCGCCGAGCAGCGGACATCGTCAGGAGTCGTCAAGCAAGTTTCGATCAAACCGACAGACCTGACGAGCAAGACACAGCCGGAACCGCAGCCATCGGCGGAGCCGTCTAAGGAAGGAGGAGACGTGAAACAGGGAGAATTCCCGTTGCTCGGCGAGAACGGGGCGACTCTTAAGATTCCATTCCCGATCAGCCCCGGCGAGATGAAATATGACAGGAAGCGTGCCGTCGACTTCGTCCTAGCTGGAATCCGATCGGAGATCCGGCAGCAGTTCCCGCAGAAGGCCGAGAACAATCAGCAGGTAGAGAGTTATGTTGCTTCAGACGCGATGGCCTACCTCGACGATGAGCTTCTCGATAGTCTTGAGGCGATCGACAACGGACCGCAGCTCGAGGCGCTTCTAATGCAGTCTGGCGGAGAAGCTTCGCAGATCAACGAGATCAAGAAGGCTGGTGAGGACGAGGTCGTTGCGAGCTTCTTGAGGCGTCTCATCAAGACGATTCAGACCGAGTGGATTAAAGAAAAGGCGAAGAACACGAAATAACAATAAGGAGAGAGAATTCGATGGCGCATCTCGAGAATATTCCAAGTCAGACTGTAATTCTTGACCAGATCGAGGACCTCTTTCGGCAGTCACTTGCCTTCAGTGGTCGGATCATCGGCGAGTTCTCGAAGTCTCATGGTTTTAGTGAATCTGAAACCAAGGACCTCATACTCGCAGCCGGTCCGCTTATCGCAACGGACTATTTGAAGCAGGTAACGGGTGTCGCACAGATCATCGAACGGGCAAACCAGAGTCAGATCGATGATATGGTGGACTCCATGGAGAAGATCCTCGTCGATATCCGCAAGAGGAACAAGCTGACAGACACGGCCTGAACTGACCGTGTACACGGAGAATTTTCGAGATGCCTCCTGATGAACAGGACGTCCAGATCCGCGCTCAGCGTGCGGCATTTATAAAGGCCTTTCAGGATATTTCCGTTGCGACGGCGAATCTTGCTGCGATCTCGAAGAAGCAGATCGAGCTCATGAACGCTATGATCGACACGGCGACTGGCCTAGCTGCTACGGTTATGGAACCGAAGGATGGTCTCCGAGATGTGATCGATGAGTTGATCGAAGAGATCAACGGGCTTCGGGGAGACATTCGACTCATCGCGAAGGCAGGCGGCATGAACGGAGTGCTCGCGGCGCTCTTTTCCGGCGTGCGCGGACGGAAGGGTGGCTGATGTGCGATTCTTTCGTTGGATCCGGCAGACGCTATGCGGCCTGCGTGGTCGTCATGATCCGCATACCGAAAATGTCGCCGCGCTTTGGGGGCGGACGCGCTGGTGCCGGGTCTGTCGGCGCTGTGGAAAGGTTCTCGAGATTTTATAATTCACATTTCGTTTGACAAACGGGTCTTCTTATCGCAAACTCTGACTTAGATGATTCGGCGGATCACCCGAACTGGGTGGACAAGCCGCGCGGCGTGAAGACGCTACGCGGCTTGCTTCGTTGAGAGACGAAAGATGCCTGAGAGCAGCACGGTTGGTGGGGACCTTCGGTGTCCGGCCTGCGCGAACTGGATCCTGAGAGGATGGTTCGAGGGTGGGTTGAACCTGAAGTGCGGCAACAAGAGATGTGCCGCGCAGCTCCGAGTGGAGATGCGATCCGGGAAGCCGACGATCACCGTGCTCTCGACAAAAAAGTAGGCGGATCGCCCGTCCTGGGCGGACAGCCTGGAGAAATCCAGGGAGCGCAATGCGCTGTTCGCTCGGTACAACCGAACGTAACCTGCACCTCCAGCTTAACTTAGTTCCTTCTTCTTCGAGGGGGCTCAGTTCCTCCATACTGAGCCCCCTCGCCCCATACACCGTCGGAGCCTCTCGATGAGCAACACTGTCGAGAATCTCGATCGTGGCGTGTCAGGCACGTCGGCGACGCTCGACAAGATGCACCAGCTCGTCGCTCAGGGAAAACTCGACCCGACGTTTCAAAAGATTGCGACTTGGATCCGCGCATCCGTCTCACAGGATCGTCGTGGCAAGACCAAGGATACGGCCGACGCGATCTTCGATTGGGTGAAGACGAGCGGGATCTTTCAGTCAGATCCATTTCAGATCGAGAAGATTGAAAGTCCGATCGAAGCGATGCGTCCGATCATCCAGGCGCGTCAGGCAGGCACATATACGGGACCCGGTCTCTTTGTCGGTGACTGCGACACGTTTGCGATCATAACTGCGACACTTGGCGGCATTCTAGGTTTCCAGTACGCCTTCGAGACCGCGAAGGTCGACGCCTCTCGTCCGGACGAGTTTTCGCACGTCTGGACGGCACTACTTGTCGACAACGACTGGTACCCGCTCGACTCCTCGACTCCTGGCGCCTACCCAGGCTGGCGCCCTCCTGTCGCGCCGAATCTGCTGGCGCGTTGGCCGGAGCAACCGATCGAGAACTTCGTCAAGGGGTCCGTCATGAGCGCATTCAACCGCGGACTCGGCGATAACCAGACCTCACCGACTGCTGGAATTGACACAGCGTATCCGCAGGACTACATCGCCTACGGTGTTCCGAAAGATTTTGGCGCTGGCCCTGGCGTGATTCCGCAAGCGAACTTCGATGATCTTCAACTTCTCCCGCCGCATGAGACGCAGATTCCGGACGCCGACATGCAGCCGGACATGCATCTGCTTAAGGCTGCGCCGCTACTAAACCCATCCGAACGGATCGAGTCGATCTCTGGATTCCCGACAAACGACCACGGAAACCCGTACTTCCAGAGCAAACCCGGCAACCCACGCTACAAGGTAGAAAACCAGTTTTACCCGCCCGGCTCGCGCTGGAACGGGCAGATGGGTCACGACATCGTCCGGTACGTTAAGACCGGGTCGTACGTGAAGGTCAAGAGTGCCGAGTCCCCAGAGAGACAAGTGAGGGCGAATATGGCTCAACCGATGATGGTTCGCAGGCGTATCATCATGTCGAACGGACGACAGATTCCGTTCGGTGCGATGGAGGGCCTCGGTCAGACTGATCCTGGTCTTGTCACGTCACTTGATCCGTCCGTCTCAGACCCGACAGCCACACCACCGGACACGTCGGGGATGGTTACGTCGCTTGGGCCGACTCCGGCTCCAGCTCCGACTCCAACTCCGGCTCCAGCACCATCTTCGGCCTCCATCATGTCGACCGCCGTCACGTCGAATCAGCTTGCACCGACGCCGACTCCAGCCGCCTCATCGAGCCCGCAAGCCGCTGCCGCAGCATCCGCTGGAGGATCTGTCTGGTCGTCGATCTCATCTGCCTTCCAGGCTGCTGGAACGATCGCCCCGGCCGCGATGCAGTCATCGTTGATGCAGTCCGTTATCGCAGCGACGAACAAGCTTGCCGGGAAAACCGTTCTCGCACCCGGCGTCGTTCCATGGTACCTGAACCCGATCACGCTCTTCACGCTCGCCCTGATTGGTGGCGGCGGCTACTACATTCTGCACAAGAACCGTCCTGGGGGCTCCGGAACTCGCCGTCGCCGTCGGTACGCCTAAGTAAATGTCTCAGATCATCTACGTCCGGAGACCCGGCCTCGGCGACGTGACTTCATCGATCACGGACGCTGCGACCGCGTCTATGGCTCCCGTGATCGAGCAGATGCTCGTGAATGACGTTCTACCGATGGTTGTTGTCGGTATGGTTGCGGGAGCCGCCGTCGCCGCGTTCATCGGCACATGGTTTTCGCACAAGGCGATGCGTTCTGCAGGAGTTATCAGGAAGAATCCTGTCGCGCGGACGTACGTCTCGCTCCGACGGAGGCGTGCGTGAGCTGGCTGAATTTAAAATCAAGGATGATGTCAGAGCTTCGGCGCTGGGCTCGAGGTATTACAGAGACCAGCGGCCCGGAGTTCAACTTCGACGCCGAGTCGGCAATCTGGTGGTTCGCAAACGACTACCACAGCGGCGGCGGCAGCGAGCTCTATCAGATCCTCTCGATGTCGAAACTCCGTCCCGGTCCGTCGCACCGTTCTGTCTCAGACGAGGGTGAGATCCCGGCGATGATGTACGAGGCTCTCGAGCAGAAGTTCATCCCGAAGGGTAAAGCTAAACGGAATCCTTCCCGTGTCCGAGCGAACAGTAACTACGCTCATCAGGACGCGAAGCTTTTCCAGATCGTCTACATCGGTCGATCGAAGTACCGAGCGATCGGACGGCTGCCAGACGGAATCATGCTCTGGAAGGGCTCAGGTCCGACGATTTATATGTTGATCGAGAATGCCCAGGGCGAGTGGGGAACCGGTCGCTTCGACAACAAACTCTTCGCGCAGCCGGTCGCCCAGCAGTTCTCGCGTCTGCCGACAGAGACCAAGCGGTACATCATCACCCAGCAGAAACGCGGTTCGGCGATCACTCCGGGCGGCATCTGGAAGAACTCCGGAGGCTCCGTGCGGAAGAATATCTACACCTTTAACAATCCCGGCAACGCCCAGAAGATTCTCGCCGAGAACTTCATGCGCGGCGCGAACTCCGGCGTTGCATCGTCGATGTACATCCACGGGAACAGGATCTACTCGTACGGCCCGCACTTCCCGATCGCGCAGCGGAACGACGACGGGACGATCCTGATCCGGCACCCGAGCAAGAAGGCGCCGTCAAAGACGACTGCGGGGCACATCTCCGCCGTCGTGAATGCTGCGCGTCAGGTCTACTCGCCCGACTCGATTCTGTATGACACGGCCGGGGAGCTTTCGGCTGAGGCGAAAGGTCCGGCGGCGTACTCGAACCCAGGTGTCAGAAAAAACATCTACACGTTCAACAATCCGCGTGACTCCTCTGTCGAGTCCGCCGCTCGCGCGGTCGGTCTGTTCGTTGGAGTTTGGTCGCCTGGAGACGGACAGACACGATATCGCTTCTTCTCGAAGACAACGCGCGGTAGTCGGTATGCCGATTACCACGAGGGCGATGGCATCTACACGGCGCTCGGACGGAAGGACGCGCTGGCGTTCATTGCGGCATACGGGAAGGGCCGTGGAGCCAGGAGAAATCCAAAGACGTCGGTATATGTTATCGAAGGCTTCACACACCGTGGTCGACGCGGCAAAAGTCAACGGCGTGCGGAATTCAGGACGCCGTCTCTCACAGAGGCACGTGCGAGAGCGGAGCAGATATTCCAGGAGACCGGCGTTGTTGTTGCGATCACTCAGAGGAACCCACTGACACGCTCGGAGGCCGGATACCTGCTTCGGCATGCGAAGGCAGACGTCACCGAGGCAGCCGTCGCTCGCCGACATGGCCTGACCTACGAGCAGAAGTACGCCGTCGGACACGCCCGCGGGATCGGCTTCGCGGTCCAGGAGACAGGACCGAAGGCAGCGCGGAAGGCCTGGGTCGATCTCCATACGAGGTTGGATCGGGTCACTCGGAATCCGTGCTTGAATAATCCAACCTGCGCGAATCCGAGGCATCCGCACGGTCCTGTCGAGAACACAGCCTACGGACAGCGTCGTTCGTATGCCGACTTCGTCGCGCGGAAGCGTGCGGAGTACGGTGACAAGTTCGACGACTCGGATCTCGCGCCTCAGTTCATCCAGTACTACGAATCCGGCGCGCGGATCGAGGTCGAGTTCGTCTCGTCGACAACCGGTAAGCCGTACGAGACGAAGCGCGGTCGCGTCGGCGTGACGACCGGCTGGAAGCCTGTCTTTCTGCTCATGCTGACAACGAGAAGTATGGGTTCTCCGTACACGCTCGGGAAAAATGATCGTGTAGTCCGGTTCGTCCGGTCGAACCCTCTTACCGTCTCCGAAGACAGAGAGATCGAGCACGTCGCAAGACGTGAGAGGATCATAGGCGAGCAGATTCAGAGTCCCGGCAGCCGCGGGTATGCACTCGGTCACTCGGACGGAATGAACCACGTCCGGAGGAAGTACGGCCCTATTCGTCGCAACCCTCTCCTCCAGACGATCGGCCTGATGGCAAACCCGCCGGTCTCTGACCAGTGGAACAGGATGACGTCGCGCCAGCGACTCCATGCGCTCGAGTTCGTCGGCTACCCGACGGATTTCGCCAGTTCGATGGCCCGGCGCCTCTGGATGACGCTTCCTGGGACTGCTCGCGAGCGCCTCGAGTCCGCTCGGCTCGACACGAGCTCGCGCGGGACGACCCGTCGGCGCGTCGCTGTGCCGGTCGGGGCGAATCCTCTGACACGGACAGAATCAGGTCAGATCCTTCGGGATGCGAGATTTGACGCCCGTTACGGATCGACATTTCAGGGTGGACACACTCGCTCATCCCGTGCCGGGATGGCCTGGGCGAAGGCGAAAGTCGTCCGTCAGTACGGACCGAAGAGCGCTCGTCGCGCTGCGAGTCGGATTGCCGATAAAGCTCGGACTGTGGCGCGGACGGCGATGTCGAACCCCGGTGTCCGCTTCCCGAAGCCCGGCACGAAGTTGACCGTTGCACAAGCCTTCGAGCTCGCGCGCCGGATCGGCGATCGGGCCCTGATCGAGCAGTGCCGGAAGGCGCTGAAGCTCCAGAAGGCCGCCAACAAGGACGTCAAGTGTGTCATCTGGAAGACCTTTCCGATGGGCTCGAAAGGACAAATCGACTCGGTGATCGCCCTGACGCACTACGGCGACTCGCCGGAGACGATGTACCGGCCGCCGCCAGGATCGAAGAAGGGCAACCACATGTACCGTCACAACTGGGGCGAGAAGGGCGGCAAGCAGACCGTCCCGCTGCTCGCCTCGGCGGACGGGAAGATGCTGCTGATGCCGCTTGAAGGTAAGAAGGTCGCTTCCGATTGGCTGAGGCATTGAGGGTGAGATCATGATCGGAGCACTTGTATTTGCGAACCCCGGGCGGCCTGTCGCCGCACGGCGGAGACGTTCACGTTCCAGAACCGCCCGCGCGACGGGCAAGGAGATCAGGATGGCACGCACTCGTACGCGCCGTCGGGCAGGGCGGCGTAGGAATGCCAAAGGGCATTTCATGAAGACACGCCGGTCGTCCCGGCGTCGGAACCCCAGCGGTCACATCAAGGTAGGCCGCCGCTGGAGGAAGATCACGAAGTTCGCCACGCGCCGCAAGCGCGGCAAGCGTCGCGGACAGATTCGTGGGTTTCACTTTCCGAAGCGGTATCGCCGGTCGCGTCGGCGCGTCCACCGGAACCCGGTGGTCGTGTCGAATCCGCGTCGGAGCCGTCGTCGGGCCCGCCGGAATCCGTACCGTCGGAGCTATCGGCACGCGCGCCGGAACCCGGCCGTGTCGATGCGTCTGTCGAACGATCCGATCGCGGCGATCAAGAATGCGCTGATGTCGGCGTTCTCGATGGACACCGCAGAGACGCTGTTCCAGATGGGCCTCGGCTTCGGCGGTGCGATGTCTATGAGCAAGTGGCTGTACGTTCAGCCCTGGATGCCCGCCACGGCCACGACGGCGCCGTTCGTGCAGGTCGGGTCGACGCTGTTGTCGACCGCGCTGTTGACCGGTGCGTCGGTTCTGCTCAAGAATCCGAAGTTGACGGCCCGGGTCCTGACCGGCGGTCTCTTCGCAACGCTTTGGCAGGGGCTCTCTCTGGCGGTTGCCGGAACCCCGGTCCAGCAGTTCATTCCGACCCTCTCCGGTTCGCCGGAGACCGATGCCTTCCGGAAGGCGATCGAGGCGGAGGTCCTCAAGGAGCTCAAGGGTGGCGGCGTCCACGGCTACCTGCGTGCGGCGGGTTCCGAGGGGATGTCGACCTACCTGCAGCCTGCCGGGATCGCGTACCTCAAGCCCGCGGGCAGCGAGGCGTACCTGACCCAGGTGAACACCGAGCGTGCGAACGCCGGGATGGGCGCCTATTTGACCCAGGTCAATTCCGAGATGGCGAATGCCGGAGTCGGACACGACCAGGGCGACGACGAGTTCTCCCGTCGGGGCATGTCGGAGAGGTTCTAGATCAGAGCGATCGAAGGGAGCACCGGGGACGTGAGTCTCCGGTGCCTCCCCGAGGGGTGTCCAGAACGGACGCCCCTCGGGGAGCCGGGCCAGAACGCCAGCCCGTCCCGCGGTATTTTGTGGACGAAAGTCCCGGCCGATGCGGAAGTGGCGTGAGATCGAAAGGTGGAAGCCATGAATATGGGACAGGCGGCGGCAGCCGCGGCGGCGGATCCCGCCAGCCAGGGAGTGACGGTCGTTCAACCGTACTACAAGATCACGCAGGGCGTTCCTGCGGCGATCGTGCGGTCGTACAAGCAGCCCTTGTACGACTCCGAGATCATCCTGGCGTCGGCGCCGCAGCGTGAGTTCACGCTGTACCAGAAGCCCGTCGGCCAGACGCTCAACGACGGTGTGACCGTGAAGACGTTCTTGTACTCGAACCAGACCCAGGCGGGCTCCCTCGGGACTCCCCTGAGTTTCGACGTATTCGGGTATAACTGCCGCATCTGGGGCAGCCCGGCGTCCAAGCTCCTGTCGATCGGCAACTACACCCTGGTCGAAGCCGCGGGCGTCGCCCAGGTCGTTTTCGGACAGGACACGACCTTCCTGACGATCCCGATCGAGGACGTGCCGTCCGGCGTCGACACCGAAGGTCAGGCCGTGACCGATGCTCCGCACATCGGCTGGGGCGTGAGCGACAACATCTACCGGTTCGATATCGGTGGACGTGCGCTCCACATCAACGCGACAGAGCCGTATTCCGTCAAGATCTCCTGGCCGAGCGGGCTGACCGGCACGACCGGCAACCTGCTCTTCCGCTGGTTCATGAGGGGCATCCTCTACAAGGGCGTCTAGAGCGCCTTTGGCATCGAGTGTAACTTCGCGTGCCCCGAAGAGGGGCACGCCTTGATGGACTCGACGAACTAGAATAGCGCCCGCACTGTGCGCGGTCCGCTTCCCTGCTGAGTAGCTCGGAAGGAGACGACGATGAGTTGGGGTCAGGTACCGACATTCCTCCGCGACAAGGACACCGGCCAGATCTACATGAACCCAGCGAAGGACTGGGTTCAACCGTTCGAGCTGACGGTCTCGAAGCCGAACCAGATCATCCACCTCGCAGCAGGAGAGAGTCGTGGGGTCTTTCCGCTCACGGCCCAGTACGACGGGCCGATCGAGGTTTTCTATGTCAAAGCGAACGTCTATGCTCCGGCCGAGGACCCGACACAGCCGGGCGCGCTCCTTCAGACGTACGATATCGATTTCCTGCTGGAGCATCCTGGAAAGCGGATTCAGTTCTCGAACAGGATCGTTCCGCTCCTGGCCCTATCCGGGAACGCTGCGCAGCCGTACGTCCTGCCGGAGACGATCTTTGTTCCGCCGGTCCAGTCGCTCAATCTGACACTCGTAAACAACGATCTTGTGAACGCCGTCTTCGTTGAGTTTGTTCTTGGCGGGATCAAGTTCTATCCGAATCAGGCGCCCGCCGGTCAGATCAAGGACGAGGTTTGGAAGTACGTCGATCGGCGTGAGCGGACCTATTGCTACTTTCAGACGACTGACGAGCCGGTCGTTCTGACGGCGCTCCAGGAGACCATGTTCTTCATGACGATCCCGGACAACTCGGACTTTGAGTGCTTCAAGCTCTCGCAGCAGTCGACCGACGTCTTTCGCTGTTTGATTCGAGATGGTCAGAATGACCGGGCTCTAACCGGTGATCGGATCCACCGGGACCTGCTGTTCGGAGGTCACGCACAGATGCCACTAGGAGCACAGTTCCTTGGCTCCGGTGGGATCTGGCCCGCTCGGTGGGCGTCATCCTGGCTGATTCGACGATCGACGAAAGTCCAGCTCGACCTGTCGGACATCTCGGACGCTTCGAACACGATCAAGGTCGTCTTCGCGGGGAGAAAGATCTCGTATGTCAGCTAAGAGGCCGCCGGGACGTCCTCCGGGACGCCCGCCGGGCCCCCCTCGCCCGCCGCGTGGCGGTGGCATGGGCGGTCCCGATCACGAGGAGTACCAATACGAGGGCTGGCGTGACGCCGGACAGGGCGAGCCGCGTCCGAACGACGTCGTCTTTGATCCTAACTGTCCGCCGCAGCCGGACCCGTGCGCAAAGCCGCGAGTTTGCTTCGTCAAGTTTCCGGCCTTCAATCAGCCACCTTGGTTCTCGAAACCGCTGATTAAAGTTCGCTCGTCGCTCGTGATTCCGGCGGGACAGATTGCGCTGATATTCGACCGTGAGATTCCTGATCGGCAGCGTGCAGTCTCGTCGTTTCTTGGGATCGACGTTGCACCGATTGCGCCGCTACTTAACTCTCAGCTTGAGTTCTGGTTTCAGCTCGGCCAGAAGGGTATCGCTGCGCCATCCTCAAACGTCATCCCTGTCTGGGACGATCAGAATCCGACAAGCTACGGGACATCTCACGCGATCCAGTCTGGCCGAACGACCGTCTGGCCCGGTGTTGGAACACCTCTAAACTTTCAAGAAGTTGGCCTGCAGTTCGGTCTGCGTGGCCGCTGTCAGTTTCAAGGGCTTATCGAGAACAAGTCTGGCGTCGCGATTACGGTCCGCGGTGTCTTCGGCTACTACTACTACTGGGCGTCCGCAAAGGGCGGAGCGTCCGAGTGGGAGTCCGGCGACTTCGAGGCCTAGAGGTTTCGAGAAGGAGACACGATGCCCGCGCCACTAAATCCGAACCTCTGGCCCTCAGTCCTGCACGACGAGAACGGGATCCCGATCGGCCCACTGAACCCGCTGCCTGTTACGGGCGGTGGCGGTGGCGGCGGTGCTGCGAACCGTCCGGCCTTCGTGACCGGTCAGGTCAATGTCCCGGTTCCGGGAACCGCCGCGCAGCTTCCGGCGCAGGCGATTCCGGACGGTTTCACGATCTTCATCCGCGCGAAGGTCACGAACACCGGGAACATCTACATCGGGAACTCTGCACCGAACGCCCAGAATCATCTTGTCGCTTTCATCCTGGAGCCAGGCGCCTTCCTCGAGTACGGCATCACGAACGGCGATCTCGTCTTTCTGGACGCGGACGACGCGAACGACGGCGTCATGTGGACCTCCGAGGTATAGACCATGGCAAGCGGTGGAATTGGAAATCAGTCCCCGGCGTCACTCTTCCAGGCACGTCTGGACACGACGGACGGCGTCAATAATCTCCTGACCCTGAAACAGTACCAGGGAAACAAAGTCGTCGTTTCCGGAGTGACGGTCGTGATTCCCGGAGGCGGTCTGACCGTCTCGGTAGCTGCGAACCTGATCGACCCGGCCGGAGCGGACTTCGGCTCTCCCGGCGTCGCCAGCACGCTATACTATGTCTACATCTCGAACGCAAGGTCTCCATTTGCGCCGTCGTCGATCCGGCTCTGCGCGACCGCACCGACCCTGGTGAACGGTGTCAAGTACCTCGGTGCCGCCGGGAACGCGCTCAACTGGCGCTTCGTCGGCTGGGTCTTCCTGAACGCCACGCCGCAGTTCGAGTCCTCACTGACGGGAAGACTCATCGTCAACTACTACAACCGGCTGCTCCTGAAGCTATTCACCTGTCCCGGATATGTCGACGACAACGCGGCCACCCTATACCTGTGTAACAATACGGTATGGGATCAGATCTCGAAGGGGACTGTAACGGGCGGCGTCGACAGCCGCGTGACCTACATCGCCAACGGCGAGGATGCTCAGTCATTCAAGATCGCCGGATCCGCGGACAATACTGTAGGCCGTCCGGGACTTATTGGGCTTGGTATCGACACACCGAACACCTCAAAAGTAGAGGCGATCCTGGATAATCCAACCGCAGGGGATATCTCGATCCATGAGACATACGAAGATGTGGGCGTTGAAGGCCACCACACTGCCGACCTTCTTGGCATGCAGACTGCCGTGAATCCGATGAACGTCTTCGCGGACGACGTCCGGAACGGCGGCACGAAAGACCCATTTTTGACTTACCTCACGGGAACGCTGTTCGCGTAACGATATGGCGAGCGGCGGCGGCCCCGGCGGGGGCGGAGGCCCCGGAGGGTCTGGAGGCGGTATCAAGCACTATTGCGAAGTCCGATTGGACGCGACCATGGCCCTGCTGGGCGCCACCCGGTACATGGTACCCTGGACCCATGTCGTCTACGACGAGAGCGGGATCTACTCGATCGTCGTCGATCCGTCTCCTCCGGCAAACTGGAATCCGGACGGCCGGTACGGTGCGTTCGATATCCCGGAGGACGGATCATGGACCCTCTGGTGTCAGGCCTATCAGCAGACATCGGGAAGCACGGAACACGGTCTGAACTTTCTGAGAGATATTCCTGCGGTTCAGCACTCTCCGACAGCACTTCCCGGAGACCACGCGCGGGGAGAATGGCTCCTACTCCAGAACCCGGTATCTCCGGACGCTACGAACCAGCCGATGACGTCCATCTACAAGGGTGCGCTGTTTAAGGGTGATCGAATCTACTGCGAGGTGCAATCCGCGGACCCTTTCTACCTTCTGTACAACGATCCCGCAATACCTCCTCCGGGCTGGGGTGGCACCGTTCAGGACTGGATCAATGCCCAGGCGATCCGGCCGAAGGAGCAGTACGTTTACCCGAGGATGGTGGCGTACATGGATGGCCCGTTGCCGCCACTCTTGGATAAGATTCTGAGCTGAATGGAACTCTATGGCTAAAGGCGGAGGTCCTGGTGGCGGCTCCGGTTCGAAACAAGCCGGAAACGTAATCGACGTAACTGGAACCAGCACCGATATCAACACCACTGTATTCGATGTTGTTCAGGCTCGAGGGCTGGTCGGCATTGGAGCAATCAAGAATACGGGCGCCAATAGCATTACGATCATCGAGACCGTCACCGACAAGTTCGGCGTCACGACGCCTGTGCCGACGGACATCCCGGCCGGAGACCAGTACATCCTGAATCCGCAGTCCAGTTTCAACGATGAGATCACGAACTCCTGGCCCCCATATACGGAGTACAAACTGGAGGTTCAGAGCACGACCGCCGGTCAGCCGAGCACCTTCGAGTTGCACTACATCGATGTTTCACCGTCCTGATGAACATGAACTTCTTACTTGTAGCGTGGTGTCCTAATGGCCGCGGTTAAGAGAGAGAAGACCGGGCTCTCGGCAGAGTTCGCGGACACGCTTCCGACGTACGCATTCACGTGGCCCGGGCCGAATAACCTGAACACTACGAGCAATGCGGACACTCCGAGATTGATCGGGAAGAACAATTTCGTATCTCGTGCGGCCGGTCAGGTCGTCGTCGCTCCGGTCGGTGCCGCGATCACGGTGGATCTTCAGATCGGTCTCCGGTCGACAGGTGTCTTGGCGGCGGCCTTCGCGACCGTCACCATTCCGGACGGAGCTTTGACGGTGGATTTCGGATTCGCTGCGGTCGAGATCGACAGCGCGCACTTTCTTGCGGCGAACATCACGCAGGTCGGCTCCGGAACACCCGGGAAGAACATGACCATTCAGGTGTTCTGAGATGGGAAACTTCACCAGTCCCGGCGGAACGCTCGTCTGCGAGATCTGGGCTGACGGCGGAATCGGACAGACATGGGGGTCAGCATCCGGAAAGGGCGGCGGGGGTGGCAGCTACGCGAGGGTGGAGCTTGTGACAGCTCCCGGAGACATACTGCAATTCCTCGACACTGGTGCTGGTGGCATAACTAAACTCACCGTAGCAGCAGTAATCAAGGCGTCAGCAGGGAATGGAGGTGCTGGTGCTGGGGGTGGAGGAGTTGCTACCGTCGGCGACGTGCTTTATAACGGCGGAAGTGGAGCCAATGCCTCGGATGTCAACGGTTTCAATGATGACGGAGGCGGCGGAGGAGGACCTGCTCTAAGAGATACCAATGGCGTTAGCACGCCTACTACCACAAGTATTCTTGGCGGTGTAACGTCGCCTGGGAATTTTGGTGGAGAAGGCGGTGGGAGATTTTCTAGCGCTCCTCAGCCTCCTGAAAGTGGGAGCTCTCCAGGAGGCGGCGGAGGCGGTGCAGGGAATGGAAATCCTAGCCCTGGCGGTAGTAGTGGTGGCTATGCGGTTGCTGTCTGGACTTTGGCAAACTGGAATGGGAATCCGCAGGTTGGTGGGACTCTTCCTGTTTCAGGCGCAAGTCCATTATATACCGAAGGGGCGCCTCAACCGGCTCCTCCGGCCTTGGATCCGACGCAGCGAGCGGCATTTGTGATGTGAGTTCGCTCTTTGAAGATGTACTATATGATTATAAATGACCGGGGCTAGGAGGATGGGTGAACCTTCTATTGGCGGCGCTTTCAGCGACGAACGTTGATCCACCGGCCGGAACGTTCAGTCAGGCGTCCTGGGCGATTATTGTCGTGCTCGGGGCTGCACTTATGGCGGTTAGTGGTTTTGCCGTCAAGTGGTTGACGAAGATGTATGACGATTTAAAGGCGTGCAATGCGGCTCGTGCAGCTCAGGAGGAGGACATTCTCGGGCTGCTGAAAGTGCTGAGGCTTCAGATGGAACAGTCTAGAGGAGGTAGACCACGATGACTGTACGGAGCATGAGCACAGCGAAGTTCCTGTGTCACAAAGCTCACATTGCTCGTGAGGAGCTGACGCTTGAGGCCCAAAAATTGTTCGACTTATACAACGATCCGAATGTCGCACCAGAGCAAAAGGAGATCGCACGGCAGCAGCTTGACGAGGCGATCGAAAAGCTCGAAAAGAAGGTGACGACCAGGAGACTTCCTGACCAGAAGAAGGAAGATACACCCTGAAGCACTTGAAACCGCCCGACCCCTAGCCGGGCGGTTCTGATCCGGCGATCGGTGATTACTGATGGAAAGCCCGGGGCGGGCGGGAATATTTAGAGGAGGGTTCAAATGGCGGACGAAGCGGCGGCAGCGACCTCGGCGACGGCGGTGAAGCCGGGCTGGCAGACGACGGAGTTCTGGCTTCATTTGATCGCCACATTAGCTGGTGCAGTAATGGCGAGCGGTCTTCCGAGTAACAGTAAGATCGTGCAGGTTGCGGGCATGGCGACCTCTTTGATCTCTGTGCTCGGTTATACGACGAGTCGCACGATGGTCAAGAATGCGGCGCAGGCTTTTTTGATCGGAATCCTCCTGATGGGGGCTGGCTGCAAGACCATTGACGCAAAGACGCTGGCGGACTTTCAGACCGGCGAGGCACTAATCCTGAAGGACATGGCGAAGTACATCGCCGCGGATGTTGCGGCTGGGAAAACCCCGACGATCACCCAGGCCGCCCTCGACGCGCATATGATAAAGATCAAGGCGGATGTTACGAGCGTCGATCCGACGGAGGAGCAGGCGATCATGGCTCAGTTCCAAGCCTATATTGCTAGTGACTCGAAGATGTCCGCTGGAACGCTCCGGGCATGGAACGGAGAAGTCAGCGGACATTTGGCTCTATTCACGTCGGTTCATCGGTAGACCCTGAAAGAGAAAGAGAGAGTCCTATGGTAGACCAAATTCCTCCGACCCCTGTACCGGCTCCTACCCCCGCACCCGCCGGGCTAGACTGGTCCGCGATTGGCTCATCGATCCTAGCCGATGCGAAGGCCGCCCTCGGTGCGGCGGCGACCGGTTTCCTTACCACGCATCCGAACGCTCTGGCCTTTCTGGAGAATTCGAGTATCGAAGCGGCTAAGTCCCTCGTCCTGTACGCCATCACCTCTGACCCGGATGCGAAGGCAGATCTGAAGCTTCAGGTTGACCTCTGGCGACAGGGGATCAAGGAAGAGGCGGAGTCCATCGTCAAGGACATTCTGGACGAAGCGCCTTCGGTGTTCATGACCATTGTTGAGGACATCGGGCGGATCGCCATGGGCCTCGCGCCGGTCCTGTTGAAGGCCATTCCGATCTGACGAAACGGAGAATCCGATGCAAGTTTACGCGCCCCCCGGCCCAGGTCTTGGAAGCCAGGAGGTTTCTGCCTTTCAGCGCCTTTCGCCCAGGTCTAGGGCACTTGTTGCGGATGAGTTTCGGAGCCCGGAGTCGCACGAGGCGATCCGATGGGTCCTCCAGCAGCGAGATCCGGAGGCCGCGTTAGCCGATGCGATTTCCGAGAATGTTCATCAGGCGTCCAGAGACGCTGCGTCTGGTGTTGGGCTTGGTGACGGACTTGGACGGAGCTTCTTTAAGAGACTTGCGAGGTTGCACCGAAAGATCTTCAACGTCTTCAAGAAGGTCGATCCGGGGCTTCATGCGCTGACAAAGAAGAAGCACAGTGGCTCAGCGGCGGTTCCGTACGCAGCGGCGACCGCCTCGGCACCAGCGCCGACGCCGCCTCCTGTCGATTCTGGATCTTCGGCGGCCCCTGGGATGTACAACATGCCTGCACCGATTGTGCCTACTCCTTCAGCTTCACAGCCGTCTCCATCTTCGTCGATGTACAATATGCCATCTCCGCAGGTGCCGGTCAACTATGTCCAGGAGCAGCCGCCGACGGATCCATCTGCTTCCGCTCCTCCTACGTTCGATCCGTCGACGATGACACAGGTTGCTGCTCCCGCAACTCCTGTAGCTCCTGTTCCAGCAGCAGCATCGCCTTCTACACCCGTTGCTGCTTCGTCGTATACGACCGGCACGGACGAGACGGCCGGGCTCCCGTCGGCAACAGGTTACACGCTGACCGTTGAGGGCCAAACGATCACGAACTATCCGGTTGACATCACGCAGATCTCGTCACTCGTCCAGTCTGGCACGCAGCCCGGAGACCGCTTCGAGATTCTAGCAGATGGAGTTGGGACCGGGCTCCGGGTCCGGACGACCACAGGTTTCATTTCGATCCCAGATTCTATGCGTGCGCAGGTTCAGGCAATGCCGAAGGGTCAAGTTCTCGCTCTCTTAACGCAGGCCGCGGCGAATGTTGCGGCGTCTGGAGTCCCGATGCCGACACCGCTTCCGGCGACGCCGCCACCGAGCGCAGCACCGGCCTCGGACGGTGGTGGAATAGTCTGGCTACTCGGCGCTGGCGGTGTTGTGGCAGCTCTAGCGGTCGCTGGTGGAGGGAAGCGTCGGTGAGCGTCCGCTACATCAAACGTCCGACGGTTACGTACATCCGGCGACCCGGCCTTGGAGGATTCGCTCCTCCGTCAGATCCGACCGCCGGATTGCCGGGTGGCGGTCCGATCTCATATCCAGGAGGCCCTGTAAATCAAACTTATACAGGACCTCAGAATCAATTCCGTTATCTTGCCGACGGAACTGCCCAGCAGCTTATTTTTCCTAAGTATTTCAGTGGAACAAATGCTGGATCGTGGCAAAACGTAACCGACATAAGTAGCGTAGCTTTCGAGGGTATGAAGTGGTACGTCGATGGGATCTACTTCATTTATAGTGCAACAGACCCTCAATCTGGAGCGAGGAATCCTGGATGGCATCTAAGCCTTCCAGGTGCGCAGGAGATCTACTCGCGCGCCAATGCTATGAGATCTTCAGGGAATATAATCTATGCGCCGCTCCCTCCCGGCGTAGACCAGACGACCATTGTTAGTCCGAGCAACAACACATGGAGTACTCCTCCGGATTCTATCAATGTTGATTACATAACTGCGAAGCAGGCGGCGAGTCAGAACGTCCGCAGCAACACCTATCGGATCTACGATCCGTTCACTTGGCAGGGGTATCAGGCTCTTCCTGATGGTTTCATGGAGCCGGTTGACGGAGGTGTCTGGGTCCTCGCTTCCGACAACGTGCTCGATGCTGTTCAGCAGAAGTTCGGAATTTTTGCGGATCCATGGTACTGGCTGGTTGCGACGCACCCGACGACCGGTCAGGAGCGGCTCTTTCTCGTGAATCGTGGACCGAATATCAGTAACATCTTCACGCGACTCGGAAAGACAGGTCCCATGGTGATCTCGATCCTCGGGACTGTGCTTGCACCGTTTACGCTTGGCATCTCGGCCGCCGTCGCCGCGGTCGCTGACACGGCCATCGCGATCGAACAGAAGAAGGCAGCAGCAGCAGCCGCAGCCGCGGCCAATCAGCACCAAGCCGACGTTCTTCAGCAGCAGGTTAACGACCAGACGGTCCAGGTCACTGCGCAGGCCGACTCCGTCTATCAGGCGAACCAGACAGCATTCCTGGCGGCCGGGTACACGCAGGCCATCTGGAATGGGCTCACGCTCGATCAGAAAACCGCCCTTCTCCAGCAGGCCGCCGCCGGACAGCTCCAGCCAACCCCAGCCGCGGTTGCCGTGGCTCAGCAGACCCAGCAGACCGTCGCCAATGCCATCCAGAGCGCTACAGTAAACGCGGCGCTAGGTACGCAACAGCCGACGTCATCCGGCGGCGTCTGGCTCCTGTTGCTCGGCGGTGGAGCTGCACTGGCGTTTGCCGGGGGTGGAAAGAAGTAGCCATGGACCCAGACGTCACCTACGCCCGGGCCCTCGCGACCGCCTTTGCGGCGGACATAGACAATCCGTCAATCGCCGGGGTGATCCAACGTGGTGGCCTTACGCAGGACCAGTTTACGTCGATTGTTTATCGGGACATTCAGCGGGGCCTTACCGGAGCACCTGGACCAGCTCTTTTTCCGTCTGTTCGGGCTTTTGCACGTCAGGTTGTTGGTATTACAGCGATAAAGCAGGCGAGGAGCTACGGACTCTCGCAGGCCTCTTCTGACATCGGCGGGGCCGCCGGTTTAGTCGGCGCTATTGCTGGAGCTGTTGGTGCGATTTGGAGTACGAAGATCAACACCGACTCCCAGAAGAATCTTGCAAAGATCCAGGCAAACGAGGCGCAGATCACTCAGAACTCCCAGACACTTGCTGCGCAGTCTGCATTGATCCAGAATGCGACAGCGAACGGCGTACTCCTCTCTCCGGCGGGAGGTGTGACTCCTGTGACCGCGATAGGTCCGTCGGGGACTCTGACCGCCGTTAGTGGTCTTCCGGTTCTGGCGATCGGAACGGCGCTCGCAGCGATGGTGTTCGGTGGCTACTTCTTCGCAAAAGGATGATTCTATGAGAAACCTGCAGCACGGCGTTAGAGTCCGCGTCGTCCAGACGCCGTTGGTTATGTACGTCAACGAGGCGACCTGGATCCCCAGCGGCATGCATGGCTACGGCGACGAGGGCTGGCGGAGCGGCATGTCCGCCTACCCGGTCGTCGATGACGACTCCGCCGCGATCGAGCCGCTCGTCTCGAAGCTCATGGTGAATGGGTTACCGGAGGCACAGGCAAGGGCAATCGTTCAGGCCGCCGTAGGGCGTGTCCGGTCGGTTGGAGGCGGTATGGGCGCCTCGTTGATGGTTGAGAAGGCTACCGCTCTCGACGCGGTCTTCCAGGGTCTCTTAGTCAGGGGTATCCCTGCCGATCGAGCCCGTATTCTCGTCAACCGGGCTGCCATGCGTCGTGCCGGTCTGTCCGGTATGGGCCAGAGCGCGACCGTCGACGCTGCAGTCCTGCAGAAGGCGAGCGATACGCAGACCCAGCACCAAGCTTTAATTGCCCAGTACGCCGCGGCGACAGACCCCACTTCGCAACTGGATATCCGGAACCAGATTGATGCTCTGTATTCCGACTGGACGACCTACGCGGTCGGCGTCGAGAATGGTCAGCCTCCGTACCAGTGGAATCTGGCCGACCCGACCGCGGCAATCCTTTCGTCGATCCGAAATGACATCGCGAATACGCTGTCCCTGATCGATGCCGGGAAGGCTCAGCTCGCGCTCCAAAAGAACATCGTGACCTCCTGGTCGCAGTCTTCGCCGAATATGACCATGCCGACGATATCACCAGGCGATGTCCCCTGGTACGTCTGGGCGGGTGGCGGTGTGGTTGGCCTGACAGCACTCAGCAAGTTATTCGGGAAGAAGTGACATTACGTTTCCTGCACAGTAGAATAGTTCAGCCGCGGCATGGTGCTTCGGCGGGGTGAAGAAGAAGGAGAGGGGTTATGCCTCAGAAACCGCAGCTCATCGACATGATCCGGACGGTCCCGGAAGTCGCCGTGCGACTTTGGGCGGGCGGAGTCCCGCGCCCGTCCGACGATGGCGTCCGGATCGAGTTCGAGGGCCACATGCCGGTATTTCATGCGGACATCTACCAGCAGGCCGACAAAGTCGCTCGGATCCTGGCGATCCGCTGGGGCAGTCGCAAGCTCCGGTCGATGACGGACCTTTTGGATCTCCGGCACGCCGCTGAGGATGTTTTCATCGAAAATCTCTTCCATCGAGAGGACACACCGAAAGTCCTCTTTGTTCCGGCTGGTGAGACCGCCTCCGGCTTCTACCGTGCGATGATCCCGGCAGATCTGATGAATGAGGGCGGCCGGATCATCTCCCATTGGACGAGTCGCCCGGATGTTGCGAAGGCACTTCGCTACGACGTCCTTTGGATCCAGCTCATCACGGCGCCGATTCTGATCGAGATCGCCCGTCAGGCGCAGGCGAGCGGCGTCCGGATCGTCTACGACATCGACGACAACCTGTCTGCGATTCCAGACGAGAATCAAGCAAAGAACGTCTACGGGACTCCGGAAAAGCAGGCGGAGATCCGGGCGATGATCGATTTGGCGGATCTCGTCACAGTCTCGACGGCACCGCTCGGGCGGGTCATTGCCGCTCGGCACCCTGGCAAACGGGTCGTCGTCCTTCCGAATATGGTGACGGCGAACGTTGCTCCGCGTCGGCATACACCGAATCCTGGCTTTGTTCGGATACTCTGGGCCGGAACGCCGACACATAAGCGGGACCTCGCGATCGTTGCACCCGCACTCCGGGAGCTGCTCCGGGAGCGGAACGGAAATGTTCGCTTTACGCTCTTCGGCGAGCGCGTCCCGGAGGCCCTGGCGGACTGCCAACAGTGGATCGACCTTAAGAAGCCGGTCGACTTTCAGGACTACCACGACGAGCTTGCCGAGCTCGCCGCGGACTTTGGGATCGTCCCGCTCGAGGCGAATGCCTTTAACGAATCGAAGTCCGGCTTGAAGGGTCTCGAGTACGCCTCCGCGGGCTACCCGATGCTCTGTTCTCCGGCCGCTGAGTACCCGGACATGGTCCGGGACGGATTCCCGTCCGCACTCGTTGCCGATGGCGACTGGCTTCCCGCGCTCCGGTACATGGTCGATCTGACGGCCAAGGAACGCGATATCATGGGGAAGGCTTGCATTGACTGGGCCACCCGGAACCGCTGCATGGGGACGAACCATGCAGACCAGTGGGCCGACGTTGTCCATGATCTTCTCGGGAAGCCGACGAAGGCGGAACTGAAGCTGGTGAGTTGATGGCGCGACTTGATGCAGCGATCGATGTGGCGACGGAGTACGCCTACCACCTCTACAAGGTGGACGGCGTTCCACAGGCTCAGGCCATCACGATCGGTGCGGCGGCGGTCGTCCGGGCAGCTCGTGCGAATCCGTTAAAGTTCGTCACGCCGAGAGCACAGCCACAGCCGGAGTCCGCACTTGGTTGGTCCGGACAGGCACTCTCACTGGTTGGTTCATCTCTCTCGGTAATCGGTTTGATTAAAACACTTTTCGGTGGAGGATAGAAAGATGTCGAAGGGAATCCGACGCTCCGGTCCAGGAAAATGTAACACGATCCTAGACTCGGTCATCTACCAGATGATCGGAGAGGGCATGGGCGACGAGTCTTGCGGGGATGTTTCCGAGGTTGGATTCGCTGCCGAGAAGATCTCTCTCGGTAGGGATGCTATCAAGGAGGCTGAGAGAATTGCCGCGGAAGACGACGGTCTGACCGACGAGGAAGTCGATATGATAAAAGACTCCGTCGGGGCGATCATGGTCGAGAACGACCAAGGATTCGTCACTGTCGACTACTACGAAAATGAGAAGGAATTCGAGAAGGACTGGGAGGAAATCCAGGACGACGCTTCCCCTGAAGACGAGGAAGAAGAGGAAGAGGAATCTGAAGAGGAAGACGCCGAGACCGAGGAGGCTGAATAGCCATGTCGCTGACAACCGAACAGTACAGGACCTTGGCAGACGTCCAGCGCAACCTCGTCCGACGTGGGGTGAGTCCGGTAGCCGCAGGGCAGGCGATCCTCCGTGCCGTCGACCGGGTGGCGCCGGGTGGCATGGGCTCGTGTGGTCCGGACTGCTGCTGCTGCCGTGGCAGTGGCGTCGGACAGACTACTCTTGCGCCCCTCTCGACGACGACCGGCGGGCTGGCGCCAACGACGGCCAGTCCCGTAGCCGGAGCCCCTCCGATCATCTCGACGATCGACGCGGCAGGGAATAATCCGTCCGTTGCGGCAATGCGGGACCTCGTCGGGAAGTGGTCTTGGGTGATTCCGGTTGGCGGTCTATTGATGTCCGCGAAGTCGAAGTTCACGGACTGGCGGGCCTCGAAGACGGATCCGGCGTATGCTGCTTCGAAGAGTCTGAGGAGCCGGTGAAGCTGCTGAAAGCCTTCAGGTTTCTTCATAAGAAGAAACCGTGTTTTCGATGCGGCGGGAACGCGACAGTCGGGTATATGTCGATCGACTACTGCGTGATCTGCCGTGAAGTCGTGATGAGAATGATGCCGATCGTCGGGTTTGGCGGGATGTTCGGGTTTCCGGGGGCGACCGGATACTTGGAGTTCCCGAATTTGGAGAAGATCCAGGAGAAGAAGGAGAACTGACATGGGAGACGCGCCGTACATCATCATCAAGAACCGTCCCGGGTCCGGGGCCTTTAAGCGGTCGATCAGAACCCCTCGTTTCTGGCAGCACAACGAGACCGGGAACGTGGTCGAGATCGTCCGAGTTCAGGAGGTCGACGGGAGCTGGCTCAGGTACATCTTCATCGATCCGACTGTTCCCGGCGTGCAGCTTTCCATGCCGTTCAAGACCCGGGAGAATCCGTACCAGCCACCCGGCCGATCGACGCCGCTGATGGAGCCTGGTTTTGAGGACCAGTACCACGTTTACAAGGACCAGCAGAGCACGCGGGTCTAGTTATGGATGAACTCAATAAACCACAAAAGGTCCGGCCGATTGTATTTCCGGACATCCTGTCTCCCGAGGAGCTCGACCGGGAGATCCGTCGCGTCTGGAAGATCTGTATCGCCGCGTCTGTCTCGGTTCCGCTCCTGGCGTGCGTCGTCGTGGCACTCCTGTTCTTCGGCGTCACGGACCTAAAGACCGTCGGACTGATCGCCTACCCGATAACGGCGATCGTTCTGATGACGTTCGGGCTCGCCTTCGTGATCCCGGCGACACTGACCAGCATCCGCCGCGTTTCGGCTACGGTCCGGATGGCCTATACAGGGCTACAGACGAACCAGCAGACGACGGAGTCGATAAAGGCCTTTCTCGAGGAGGCTCGGCCGATCGTCGATGTCATGAAGAATCAGATCCAGGACGGTTTCCTTGAGAAAATCGAGGGACACTTGAAGACGATCGCCGAGCGCGTCAAGCGCGACACGACGCCGTTGCCGACAGGTCGCCGACCCTCGATCGAGGCCTAACGGAAAAATATGGCAGGCGGCGGAGGCAGCGGGACGATTTACCTGAGAGGCTCTACCTATCAATGCTGCGGCAGCATATCCCAAAATAAAGACGTGGTGACGATCCGGAAGGGCCAGCCAGTTGCCGTTCACTCGAGCGGAGTCGGAGTCGTCCTGGCCGGTGCCGCTCTCAACGGGATGTACGCTGTTGGACTAGCGAAGGAAGACATTGCGGTAGGCGCGAGCGGACCGATCGCAGACTTCGGCGACTTCCAGATGTCCGACTGGACACCCGTCGTCGGTTCGCCGTCCCTGGCGGCGAAGGCAACGTACTTCCTAAGTGACGTGGTAGGCCAGCTCTCGACAGTTTCTCCGTCATCCCCTGGAGACGTCAGTCAGATTGTTCTGCGTGAGATAGCTCCGGACACTGCGTCGCTACGAATAGAATCTCCGATTTTGATCTGAGGTGATCCTTGGCACTCAGAAAACCGCTCGTCTTCAACGGCGGCATCCAGCAGCTCCAGAGTGGAGACACCCTGGATGCCGCACGGTCCGATTCATCCGGTCTGATCCAGACGAACGACAACGTCGGCGCAATGATCGCCGGACAGGTCGTATACAACGACGCGAACGACGGCGTCAAGAGCGCGAAGGCTGACGCCAGCGCGACGAAGGACGTCGTCGGTCTGATGCTCGACACTCCGGCGGCGGCCGGAACCGGCTTCGTCGCTATGAGCGGACCGGTCACGTTGACGACCGCGCAATGGGATGCGGTCTTCGGGACGTCCGGAGGACTGACAAAGGGAACTCGCTACTACCTGTCGGCAACATCCGCCGGTCAGGGTCAGGCTGGTGCCCCAACCACCGTGGGACAGTATGTCGTCGAACTCGGTATCGCCATTTCGACGACCGAGCTGATGCTTGCGATCAGGAGCCCGATCCTCCTTTGAGCGACAAGAAGCCTCTTGTCCTGGGGACCGATCCGTCGAGCGGTGCGGTTCAGATGCAGCAGATTCAGCCGTGCGATCAGGTTAACCCGGCCTCGCTCCCGTTCGATCGGGAGACGAATTTGCGTAGGCTCTTTCGTGTCCTGATTCGAGATCTGATGAGCATTGGATTCCCTGTGTCTCAGGAATTGATCGACGAAGCCTCTAAGCAAGGATACTGACATGGCAAACTTCACAGCGATCGTACGAGGGATAGCGCAGCGCGTCCTCGCGATCACATCGCCGACCCCGGACGGAACGGAGACACCGAACGGAGTCCGTACTGGGAGATTCAACGAACTATTCTCGCTGAATCTCTGGGCAAAACAGCACGGCCTCGCGGACGAGGAGTCGTCCTTTGTGATGTCCGGAACGCTCGGCACCGGAGTCGCAACGATCGCTGCGCTCACGGGGCTTGTCGATACATCTCCTTTTATCATTGCGAAGAATATTGCTGATCCGTCAACCGGGATCCGGTCCTATCTCGACCTCTTGAAGCTCATCTGCACGGTGGCCGGGACAGCAGGGACGGCGCTTCGATACGGGGTCAAAGTCGGACCGAGTCGACAAGACCCGACCGGAATGGACGCTGCATTCAACCCGACTCTGGCGGCACCGACCGGCGTTCCACAAAACGTCCAGGCGTCCAGCCAGAGGCAGTCGATCCTGCGCGTCTATGCCGGGGCGCTCGTTGCACCGGCCGCTCAGGGCGGTACGCGCCAGCTTGGGGGAGGTCTCCTGAAGAGCGCAATCCCCGTCGCCAACGACCAATACATCATCAACTTCGGCGGAATCGATCCGGCCGCGCCTGCAACCCAGGTCGATAGGAACGACGCGCATCCTTCGGTGGTAATCCCTCCCGGCTACTCCGCGTTCATACACATTTGGCTCCCCTCGCAGTCTGCGGCCTCGAGCTACGAGATTCAACTCCATCATCACGAAAGATAGATCGTGACCAGAGTCGAAGTCCTCTTCGATCTCATCCGGACACAGGCGTCGCTCCGGTTCCCCTGGATCGCCCAGGTCAAGGTGAAGTTCTGTCCGATGGCCGACCGGGATCACGGGATGAAATGGCGCCAGTTCGCCCATACAAATCATCGCGTGTACACGGTCTGTTTCGCGAAGGCGGCCGAGATCGAACTCTTCGACGAGGAGGTCCTCGGGATGTCGGCGCACGAGCTGGGGCATATCGTCGGGAAGCGTCTTCGATACCCGGAGCACTCGCGGCCGACGACGACGAAGAGGACCCCCAAGGCCGTCCAGGACGAGGCCGACAGGATCGCCCAGGAGGTCCTTGGGTTCGACGGCCTTCACTACAACCACCGGACGCTCCAGGAGCTTAGAGGATAGTCTCCTCCGGCGTGTCCGGCAACGTGAAGGCGACCGTCATCTGGAACTCATAGATCAGCCGTTTGGCCGCGTCAATCGAGACGAGCTTCCAATAAAACGGGTCTCCGCGCTCGTCCCGGAACTGCAGGCAGGCGACGATCTCGTCGTCGGAGATCTGGATCCTGAGCGGACAATTGGAGCCCTTGATCGCATAGACCTTCAAGCGCCCAACCCCCACCCGGTCGCGCCTGCTATTTTATACGATCTCCAGGTCTAGCGCCAGATGCAGCGGCACCAGTCATGCTCGCCCTGATGATGGTTGCAGAGCCCGTAGATCTCCACCTTGCAGACGACGCACTTCTTGCAGTCCGAGCTCGAGACGGCGTTCCTCGCGATCGAGTACCTTCTCAGGATGGAGAATCTTGAGCGCGTCACGGTGAAAAGGGCCGCCAGCATGAACATTCCAAAGGATACCCCGAACGTCGCCTTCCAGTGGACCAGGATGCTCGTCATGGCTCTCTCTCCTGCAGTACGGCACTTTATAACAGTTCTGTGCAGCTACCCGGAACGGACCTTGTTCTTGTGGGACTTGAGCTCCTGCTTTGTCCTGTTCTGTCGACCGTGCCGTCCATGGTCCTTCGAGCTGCTTTGAGCCTTGTAGTCCCTATCCAACCTCTCGCAGAGATCGTCGCAGAAACGTCGATCGCCCAGGATTACTTCTCCGCACCAGAAGCAGGTTTTCATGTATTATTTTACACAAAGAAGATTACAGGGAGAGAGGCTTTCGCCCATGGATCTTCTTAAAGAGATCCTCGTACACCTTCCTTGCCTTCGGTCCGCTGACGAAGCACTTACCGCCGCCAGCTATGAACCCTCGACGCCCCTTCTTCCTTGGGGCGAGAAGTGAAAGGCTCACGTAGTACGCCTTGTCTCGATGCGCCTTGTCCATGAAACCCCCTAATAGAGGTCTTCGCTCATCAGAACAGTATAGAGCTTCGGAACCTGCCCAGCCTCGAACGCCACCTTTGCTGCTTCCTTCCTGTCTAAGAACTTTCCGCATTCGGTGACGAATCCCTGGGTCCCCCTGACCGGGGCGGCCTTGCGACCGAGCTCGTCGATGATTTTTTGAATCACGTCGTGGTGCCTACGGCCGGTCCAGACGACGCCACCGTGTATGATGGCGGCCTCTTTGATCCTCATTTATCTTCCGCAGAGAAGATTACGTAGGGATTAACATCTCTCAGCGTTCTCGTGAAGCACGCTCCTTGATGAGAATTCGTCATTTTTCATCGCCGTGAAGTGCTCCTTATTCACCCAGTACAGCTTTTGGTCAGCCTCGCAAATCACGAGCAGGTAGGTCTTATGTGAGAACCACGTATCCTTGACCCAGACGCCAAGAGCCCGGACTGGAGCGTCGGTGATCGGAGCGGCCTCAAGATCATCGAAGTTGATCCTGAATACATTGCCCTTGATCGGTTCCTGAAACATCGAGACCATATTCTCTCCTGAGAAGATTACGTAGGGAGACTCCCCATAAACTTCCTGGCGTCCTCTAGCGTATGGAGCCTATGAAGCTCTCCACTTAGAGGATGCTCGACCTCTACCACAATTGAGTTCCAAGCGAGCGTCCTATCTGATCCGATGCGGTCGCCTTCGGCTTTATATTTGAATTGAAGTCCAGCCGCATGTAGCAGGCTCGCTATGGTGACCGCAACCTCATCAGCATCCATAATCATAATCTTATTCCGAACCGTCTTGCGTACTCGTCTTTGAGCGCCGAAAGGCGGTCCTCTGCGATCTTAATCTCCGTCTCCAGTCGCGACTTATTGATTCGACCTTGGACCCGATAGCACTCAGGATTTCCACAAAGAATCCACTTCGCATAATACGGCTTCGCGTGGTCAGGCTCGTATTCGAACCTGCAGCCACAGTCCATCGGGATCTCAACGATCGCCATTAGTATCCACGTTCTTTCAGGTGCTTATCGACGGCATTGCTTACGGTATCAAGTAGCACCTTTCGGCAAGATTCGCATACCTCCGTATGCTTATTGAAGGTCTTTGCTTCTCTACTTGTGATTTTAGCACCAACCATCTTGAACAATTTCTTTTTGAACTGCTCGCAGGTCATAATCTTCTTCCACAATGAAACCGGGTTTATCGGGCCTTTCCCCGGTAAGCGGGTTCCAACTGGCACCCAACCCGCGATAGCCTTTCTTATTTAGCCGTCACCTCTTCTGCGGCCCGCCAGTCCGCTTCCCTATCGCCAAGCCGCCGATCCATCCTCTGGCACGTTTCCGGCTCAAGGTGGGCGTCATTCACGATCCGGAAGTAAAACTCGTTCCACCACTCTCTGATAGTTTGATCGGGATGTTTGTATCCCAGAATCTCAGCAGCGTGCATCAGGTGCAGTTGGAAGTGATGCGGGAGTTCGTCTACCGAGCGAAAATACTCATTGGCGTATGAGTCTAGCTGATCGTATCCACTCAACCCAGATCCATCCGGCGGCCTTGGTATCGGGCCCGTAAAGGACCCCCCTCCCGGAGTTAGGGGGTCCAATAGAGCCTTCTTATCGAACGCTGATACCAAGAATGAGCGCCGGAGCCATCGACAGAGAACCTTGACGGGATGATCCTTCTTGATACCGTCTGGGCCTCGAACGGAGGCGATCAAAACAGACTGCTGCATCATCGGAAGCTCGTGAACCCAGGGCTGTAAAACGGATGGCATAGCTCTCTCCTTTATCTTCTTCCACTAAGATTACTTAGGCGACCTTCTGGCCGACCACTTCATAGTCTACTGAGAGGCCGCAATTGTGAAGGAGGCCCCGGATCACCTCTCCGTTTTTGATTTCGTCCGTCTTGGAGAAATCGACCATGGTCAGCTTTCGCTGGAACGCGAAGACGTGGACCTTGGTAGAGTCGAGCATCACAACCTTGCCGCAGTGAAGGCATTTCGCGTTCATCATCCTCTCCTATAATCTTCCCGTTGTACGATTATATACACTACGGCACAGAATTTAGCTAGTGTGCAGGTCTATTCCAGGACCCCGAGCGTCTTCATGTCGGCAGCAAAATGACCCATCAGCTTCGGGAGACGGGCCTGAAGCCACTTCTCGACGTCCGGCCAGTGGTCCGTGTACGGCATCGCATCTCCGGGAACGGCGCCGAAGACAATCGTCGACTTGAATGCGTCCCGCGGGTCGACGCGCTGGTACTTGTCCAGCGCGATCTTGCCCATCGCCATCTCCCACCAGTATTTCGCATTGGCGAGGTAGTGCATCGGCTCTCCGGTAGAAACGAGGTGCCACTTCAAGTACGGAGCAAGCTGCGGGAAGTGCCGCTCGATCTCATTATGCTGCATCCCACCGGAGTCGTCCTTCCATCCGCGTCCGTTCCAGATGTCGATCCTTGCGGTCGCAGAGAAGTGCGGTGCCTGCTGATTCCGGCGCCCGAAGTCGTAGTCGAGGCCGTAGGTCGCCTGGATCCGATACTTCTGGCCGCGTTCGGTGAACTCCTTCCAGGGCGTCATTTTCATCATGGCTCATTCCTCCCTATTTCGTAAGCTTGTGCTTGTAGTATCTCGCGGACTTTACAACTGCCTTTGTTGCGTGCGCGCCTTCCGGGACTCCGGCAAAGATCCAGTCCCTCTCAGCATCGAGCCGGGTCATCTGCCCGCAGCCTTCACAGGCGACCTTCGGATCACCGTAGCCTGAGACGGGACCGATCGTTGCAAGCGTCGCCGCCGAAACCTTCTCACGGCTTTTTGGGCAGTAGCCTGCGGTCTCTAGCTTCGCAGCGGCCCCGGCCCGTTCAGCGCCCGGCGTCTTGTGGTTGCGGAACTTCCAGCTCTGCTTATTAACGCTCGCAACCGCGCCGCAGCTCGGACACTTCACGTAGACGGTCATTCTGTTGTACAGGCCCTTCAGAAGCGCCTCCGGAACAAACTGTCCGCTCATCGGACATACTCCAGCCGCAGCGGCGAGCTCGCGCTTCTCCTCCGCGGCGCTCTTTGTTGCTCCAAGGAGGATCCGAAGTTCGTCCTCTGACGGCCGGGTATACAACTTCCCGCCGACCTCAGCCTCGATGAAGACGAGAGGGTACTGAAAGTACGGCGTGACGTTCGGGATACGGCGAATCACGTACTTGATGTCAACGTCGCCGCGGAAGTAGGCACCTTCCAGGTAGACCTGTAGGTTCCCACGGAAGTAACCCGCCCTCCAATCGAACTTGATGACGGCATTCTTGAGATCCTGTCTGGCGCCGAGGACGTTGGAGATCTTCCCAATGTTCTTGTAGACGAAGGAGTTCCTGGCGTTTTCGTAGGATTCGTTGGCTTCTTTATCGGCGTAGTGGTATGTCAGTTTGAAGTTTCCAACAACCGCGCGCATATCCTCCCAGGTATTAAAGAACCCGTGTGTAGGTCCGATATAGTCTGCGAACGTGTGCCAGTTCGAAAACTGCCTGTGTCCGTATCTGTCTGTCGGGATCTTTCCTGAGCTTGACTTTACGGTGTCGATGAAGTTCGTGAACGCACCTTTCGCGTGCTCCCGGTACGCCTTAATGAGGTCCTCTCGAATCTTCTCGCCGATCGAGTTGAAGGCGTCCTCGAACATCCGGATAATCCGGAGCATCGCCGGATTCTTCTCCCACTTCTTCATGCTGACGTCAAGCTTGCCCATTACTCCTCCTCTGGATCTTTCGGATTCGCGACGGCCCGGAGACCGGTCGACGGCCGAGCTTTGACCTTCGACTTTCCTCTGATCCACTTGACCCGACGCCGTCCGCCGTCCGTCAGCTCAAACAGATACGGCTTCTTTGCGCCGTCAAGGCGATTCGTCGTCACGAGTCCATTCATAATCGCCCGGTTCAGGATCGTCAGGACCGTCCCCCTGTGGACGCCCTCACTGTGCGGTCCCATCCCGCCAAGGATAGAACTGATCGTCACGGGACCAGCAGCCAACTGCAGTAAAACCGACCTGGAGAGGCCGGTCGGACCGTACGGATTCGGAGTCCCTTTTCTGAGGTTCGGATTTCCCATTCTTGTCTCCCTGAAGGATTGTAGCCTTTCGACGCTGCTGAATCGACCTTCCTCGAGCGATCATATCCTGGACGTTCTGGAGCTGCGTTCCTGGTTGGATGTGCTCCAGGACGTTGACGCATCGGCGGTTGTCACAGCCGTGCCGGAGGACCTTTCCGCGCGGCGGCCAGCAACCGAATAGGATCCTGTAGGCGACCTTGTGGGCCCGCTCTACGTGCCCGTTCAGCTTGAAGGCGCCAAAGCCGCCGTCCCAAGGCTCCTTCCTCCAAGTCCGAACTGACGCCGTCCAGAGCCAGCAACCGGTCTCCGGGCAGATCCGGACCTTCTTCCAGAAACGCTCGCAATCTCGCTTCGTCACGTCCAAACCCCCTCGTTTCCGGTCAAATTACCCCTGGTTACCGACGCGAAAGACAGCCCGCCATAAGGCCCGTTTCAAACGATTTCGATAGTTTCTGTCGTTCCGATCCGGCAGGACCTCCATCCCGCACAAACAGAGCCCGTACGGAACGATCCCGTAGAGGGCAGCACGCTTCCGGGTCTGCTGTATTGCCAGGAAATCAGGTCTCTGACCGCAGACACGGCAGGTCACTTCGCTTTCCTAATCGAATCAAGAAGCGCACGTTTCTCATCTTCCAGCTCCCATCGATCAATTCCGGTGAACTCATAAAGCAGGTCAGCGTGCGGCTTGTAGATATCGTCCTTCGTCAGGATAATACCCTTCTCTTCGCAGAACATCAGGAAGTCGTGAACGAACTGTGTCTTATCAGAGACCGTCTCGAGCTTTGCATGCTGCGGGTACTTCTTCGCATCGATCGCCATTTCTCCTCCTTCTTCATTCCTCGTGGACGGTCCACTCGGGCCGCCCGCGAGGAGGGCCGGAGCGAAGTTGCTCCGGCCCGGATAGAGTGGGGTACAGTCCAGAGGGACTGCCTCCCTCCTTCATGTCAGAGTTTGAAGTCAGGCTCCCCGTATAGCATTCGTCGGATCCGAGCGACCTCCGCAACGGTAACGCTCCGGACGACAGACAGCGTCTTGATGTGGCCTTCTCTCGGAAACAGAGTCTCAAGTGTCCGGCGCATCGTTCCTTTACCAGCCACCCTCGGCTTGTAGCCTAGCTCCTTCGCTTTGTCGAAAACGAGCTTGATCGTGTCCTTCCTGAAAACTGGTCCGCTGACCTGATTTAAGATCTTATTCACTGTCGAAACGTCGAGCCCGACCGCCGCTGCGATCTCTACCTGGGTGGTCATATAATCTCCTTCTTCAAAACTCAACGATGCCACGTTTCGAATCGATCAAGATCACCTTGTACGTCTGGATCAACTCCGAGACCTGCTCGTCGGTCATGACGTCAAAGAGTTTGCCGCAGATATAGACGGTCCACTTCAAATTCGTCACCGCCGAACCCTCCTTCCCGTCGTAAGAAGCGCCAGTGTCCGACGGCGAATCTGCGCTTCGGACTTCCGTCGCTCACGAATCTCTTCGGCGTGCTCCTCGCTGTACTGCCGAAGCTTCTCCTTGGTCTCCTCAGACATCGGAGGCCCTTGGACACCGAGAAGCTTCCGGACGAGACGACCAGCCGCGTCCTCCTGACCGGACTGCCGAAGCTCGACAACGCGGGCCCAGCCGTCGTACTGGCGGTCCAGGCCGCGCTTCAATGCCGCGTACAAGTACGGGCACTTCTTTGGGTTGACATCAGATAGTTTCATGAGTCCTCCTTCAGTTCTTCTACGACTTCACCGCGAACGTCGCCACCATGCGCGAATGCCACTCCTCAGCCCATTCCAGCGCGAGCTTGGCAGCGGCATTCTTCTTCGGGGTGTCGCCGGGATTGATGGCCGTGAAGAACGCCTCTGCTGGGCGATGGCTGTTTGGTGTCAGTCCAGGGATCTCCGCGTAGTTGCACTTCCTGGCGTTGGCGATGGTACCCACCAGACACGCGCATTCGCCTTCGTAGGTCGATCCGTTGACTTTGCCATCCTTGAGCGCCTGGATCAGCGCGGGAACCTCAGCCGGGGCCGCCGAAAGGACGGCCCAGAAGTCGTCGCGGATGGGCGTCAGGTCGGCATCGCGCAGGTCGGCACCGCGCAGGTCGGCACCGCGCAGGTCGGCACCGCGCAGGTCGGCACCGCGCAGGTCGGCATCGCGCAGGTCGGCATCGCGCAGGAAGGCACCGCGCAGGACGGCACCGCGCAGGTCGGCATCGCGCAGGTCGGCATCGCGCAGGTCGGCATCGCGCAGGACGGCACCGGGCAGGACGGCACCGGGCAGGACGGCACCGCGCAGGTCGGCACCGCGCAGGAAGGCACCGCGCAGGTCGGCACCGCGCAGGAAGGCACCGGGCAGGACGGCACCGCGCAGGTCGGCACCGCGCAGGTCGGCACCGCGCAGGTCGGCACCGCGCAGGTCGGCACCGCGCAGGTCGGCACCGCGCAGGTCGGCACCGC